TCCTTAAAAATTCTCCGGGGGATATTTTCGGAAAAACAATTCTATATTTTACACAGCATTTGAAAAGGTTCATGAAGTCAGTTTAATCGCTCATAGCTTTTACCTCCTAAATTAAGGGGATTTTTGAAAAGTTCTCCTTTCGTCATATGTTAAGAACTGCTTCATGAATCTTTTCAAATGCTGTGTGAAACTACTTCTAAAGTACTCCTGTAGTAATAATAATTATATTTAAAACATTTCGTAATTATAGGAAAGGTGGCAATAAGTATGGGAAAAGGAAAAAGTGGAACATCTTCTACGCATACGTCAAAACTTAGACCGGCGCTAACTCCGGAGGCAAGGGAAAAACAGTTGATAGCGCTGGCATATGCTCAAGCTGAGCAACAGTTATTAAACGGAACTGCACCCGCTCCAGTCGTAACTCATTTTTTAAAACAAGGTTCGATGAAAGAAAAAATTGAAAAACAGAAACTGGAGAAAGAAACAGAACTACTTAATGCGAAAACAGAAAACATCAAGTCGGAGCAGACAAGTGAAGAACTTTACGGGAAGGTTCTTGACGCGATGAAGAGATACAGTGGGCAGGGCGAATCGGATGACTATTAGAAGATATTCGGATCTGATTCAGTTAGGTACTTTCGAAGAGAGATATCGATATTTGCGACTCCAAGGGGAAGTTGGAAAAGACACATTTGGTTTTGACCGTTATATAAATCAGAACTTTTATAAATCGCAGGAATGGAAAAGTGTTCGGGATAAGGTTATCATTCGGGATAATGGATGCGATCTCGGAATGGAGGGTTACGGAATATATGGCAAGATAATTATTCATCATATGAATCCGATCTTACTAAAAGACATTCTCAGAAATAGTGATATTTTGTTAAACCCTGAGTACTTGATTTCAACTACTCTGCGCACGCATAATGCTATTCACTATGGGGATGAAACATTGTTGATGCAAGCTCCTATTGAGAGAAGCAAAAATGATACATGTCCATGGAGGAAATAGAGGGAGAGGTGCTAGTACACCCCTCCGTTGGCTTACTTAGTCTTAATCGAAGCTTTATGGGACGTGGACATTGAACTGTTGTTTGCACGAACAGTTACTGTCTTTTTAGACCCAGCCTGACTTACGGACTTAGAAGCCGTTGTTGACACTCGTCTCATATTATCACCTCCTTTTTACAGGGATGAAGTAATCATATGATCCAAGTGGTGATATGGGGGAGTGTCCACTTATATGATAACACAGCAATATATAAAAAAGCAAGGAGAAGATTATGGAGAGTATACTTACATCTGTAAAAAAGCTGCTTGGAATTACAGAAGAGTATGAGCATTTCGATCAGGATATCATCGTGAATATTAATTCTGTATTTTCGATTTTAACACAGCTTGGCGTTGGACCGCCAAATGGTTTTAGTATTAAAAGTAAGACTGAGACATGGGCAGATTTTATGCCGGAGGACTCCAGACTGGAAGCTGTGAAATCATATGTGCACTTGAAAGTTAAACTTTTATTCGACCCTCCTCTTAGCACGGCGGTCATGGAAGCCATGAACAGAATGATCAGTGAGCTTGAGTGGAGGATGAATTTAGCAGCAGAAGAGATAGAGAAAGAAGGTGGTAATTAGTAAACGTCGACTTAATAACATGTAACCATATTGGGTATTCGATTTGAGATTAGGTTATTGATATAGTTGAAGGGTAAAATAGGACTGACGCCGTTATTAAACAACGACGCCAGCTTTATTTATACGAAAGGAGGAAATGGTTTTACGCATGACAAAACCTTGTTGATGTTTGGTTTATAGCATCACGAACATTAAAAGAGAAATTGCTTTTTAATATTTGGGCGTTTCTTTTAAAAGAAAAAGTACCGTTAGATAGCTGTATTTCGATTACGCCTGAATTTATCTCATCTAATATATGGTGGAAAAGTTTATGGATGAGAATTTTAAACTTTTTCCAAAGATTGTTGTGCATATAAATTCCTCCTTTCTATTTTTATAAATTATAAATATAATAACATATAAATTCTTCGTATGTCAAGCGAAAATATCCATATATAGAATGAAATATGATTTGAAATACTATATATTGTTTGATGGGAGATTAAATGTTAGCGGCCGATTGAACTGGAATATAATACACTCTATCGTTTTTAAAAATCAATTCGACATCTTCGCAGAAGACATCAGTGTCGAGATCGGGATAGAAAACTTCACTGCAGGTTTGAAGGTCAATCATTTCAACCATTTGTTTGGAAATAGAGCTATATTTGAGTTTATTGCCAATCATACTCGGCATTTTACTTATCACAGTATTTATTCCAAGTTTCTTTCTGCGAAAATGTTTTCGGTCAATCTGAAAATTGTTTTGCTGTTTTCTATGCCATTGCACCAGATTATTTTTGATACTTTCTGTTTCTGGAAGAAGAGAAAGATAGATACTATAACAGTGCTTTTTAGAAGCCGTTCCTAAGTGAAAAACATAAAGAAGGCTTTCGATGGTATATAAAATGCCAATTAAAATCTGTTGAGAACAGCTCCAAGGATTGACTTTTTGCGTCAATTCTTCGTATTGCTTATAGTTTGGCTTTTCATTTTTGATTAAGTCAGTGATGGCGTGATTAGCCTGATGAAATAATTTGCTGCATTCATATTCTAAAGAGTTTAACTTGTTCAAAGTTTCTTTCCTAAGTTCTTCATTTTCCAATATATCGGTTTGGAATGAAACGATTTCTTTAATCTGACCCGCTATGGCTTCAACTTTTCCGGCATACTCGTTATATAAAAAACCTGTGATTTGCGACATGGCATTGTAGATATTATCGAGCTTGGAGTTAATGTGAGACATATAATATTGTCCAACAGCTAAGGATGCGACGCTGGTTATAGTGGCGGCGGCATTGATAAAAGTCTGGGATTTACCGATTTTTATAAGATCAGCATGTCCGCCAACACCTTTTGGATTGTGCCAGAAAGCACGAACTGCTCCGGGAGTATTGTGGGACGAAGCAAGAGTGACATCGCCAATTTTTTTAGGAATTAATATTTTATAAATTCCTTTAACATAATTTTCCGTATTTGCAGCGTTTACAGATGATTGAAGGATACCGGAAATTAGTGCGGAAATACGTGCAACAAGCTGTGGATTAGTGATTTCTGTTAAGACGGAATCGTCAATAGAATCATCATCCATTTTTGTAAAGTGAACTTCAGGTTCACGATTTTCTTTATTAGTGAAAAAATTTAAAAAAACCATTGTGATCTCCTTCCTTAAAGTTGTTTTATAAAAATTGTATCATACGATGAAGGATAAGTGCAAGTAGAAAGAAATTTAATGGTAAAAGAAAGAAGGTGGACAAAATGAATAATGAATTAACCCATCATGGAGTAATGGGGATGAAGTGGGGGGTAAGGAGAAGTCCTTCCCAATTAGGTTTTCTTTCATCTAAGAAAAAGAAGGCAAAGAGCGAAGCCAGTAATTCTAAAAATACTAAAGAAAAAGAGGATTCTATTCGAAAAGGCATAAAGGAAATGACGGATGATGAGCTCAGAGCACATATTAGTCGGCTTGAAATGGAAAAGAAATATAAAGACCTTTTAAAGAGTGAGAATCATTCCCGTCAGTCTAGAGGTAAATCATTTGTAAGTGATATTCTCGAAAAATCAGCAAAGAATATCGGAACCCAGGCAGCTACCTATGCTATGGGCGCGGCCATTAATAAGATGGCTAAAAAAGAAATCGTTAATCCGAAAAAAGGACAAAAAGATAAGTAGGTGATTTATTATGGCGTTATCGAACACTGCTACCCCTAAGTATTACGGCAGGTTTCGGGATGCCGTAATAAGAGGTGAAATACCGATATGTAAAGAAATTGCTATGGAAATGGAACGGATTGATTCGCTTATTGAATCGCCGGAATGTTACTATGACGATTCGGCAGTAGAAGGTTGGATAAGCTATTGTGAGAACGAATTGACATTAACGGATGGCTCAGACCTTGAGATGATGGATAGTTTTAAACTATGGGGGGAGCAGGTATTCGGGTGGTATCGATTTAAAGAAAGAAGTGTTTACGAACCGTATCCAGATGGGCATGGTGGACGTTATGTCAACAAAGTAATCAAGGAACGTCTAACAGTTAAACAATATTTGATTGTGGGACGAGGAGCGGCTAAGTCATTATATGACTCATGTATTCAGTCGTATTTCCATATCGTGGACACGACGACTACGCATCAGATAACAACCGCACCAACAATGAAACAGGCCGAAGAAGTTATGTCACCGATACGTACCGCAATCACGAGGGCACGAGGGCCTGTGTTCGAGTTTTTGACGGAGGGTTCTTTGCAGAATACGACTGGTTCCAGAGCAAAACGCATGAAACTGGCTGCTACGAAAAAGGGGATTGAGAATTTTACTACGGGTTCCTTAATTGAGATAAGACCGATGTCGATTGATAAACTGCAGGGGTTGCGTGTTAAAGTGGCTACTGTGGATGAATGGTTGTCTGGCGATATCAGAGAGGATGTTGTGGGCGCTATAGAACAAGGTGCTTCTAAGGTGGAGGATTATCTTATTATAGCATCGAGTTCAGAGGGAACCGTTCGAAACGGAAGCGGCGATACAATCAAAATGGAATTAATGAAAATTCTTAAAGGGGAGTTTCGTGCGCCGCATGTTTCGATTTGGTGGTACAAGCTGGATTCTGTTGACGAAGTGGCAGAGCCAGATAAATGGATAAAGGCAAATCCGAACATCGGGGTGTCCGTTAGCTGGGATGCGTATCAGAAGGATGTTGAAAGAGCTGAGAATATTCCAGCAGCCAGAAATGATATTTTGGCAAAACGTTTCGGACTTCCGATGGAAGGGTATACGTATTTCTTTACATATGAAGAGACACTTCCGCATAGGAAGAGAAGCTACTGGCAGATGCCATGTGCTATGGGAGCTGACCTTTCGCAAGGAGATGATTTCTGTTCTTTCTCATTTCTGTTTCCATTATCGAATGGATGTTTTGGTATAAAGACTCGAAACTATATTTCTTCATTAACTCTCATGAAACTACCAGGTGCAATGCGAATTAAATATGATGAATTCATGGCAGAAGGAAGTTTGATTGTCCTGGAAGGGGCTGTCCTCGACATTATGCAGGTCTATGAGGATTTGGATAACTATGTTACTAGAAGCGAATACGATGTCCGATGCTTTGGATATGACCCTTATAATGCAAAAGAGTTTGTTGCAAGGTGGGCGTCTGAAAACGGTCCTTTCGGAATAGAAAAGGTTATTCAGGGTGCAAGGACAGAGTCCGTTCCTTTGGGCGAGTTGAAAAAGTTGTCTGAAGAAAGGATGCTGCTGTTTGATGAGGAATTGATGACTTTCGCTATGGGAAACTGCATCGTAAGCGAAGATACAAATGGGAACAGAAAACTGCTGAAAAAACGCTATGAAGAAAAGATAGATGCTGTAGCGGCGACAATGGATGCATATGTCGCTTATAAATTAAACAGAGAAGCATTTGATTAGGAGGGTGTGAAATGTGGGAAATATTGAAGTATGTATTCATGATTTTATTATGGGTGCTATTAATGGGTGTATGCCTATTCATGTTCTATCTGAAAATTTCGGCGTATGTGAAATTTTTGTCTGCCTAAAAGATCAACGTAATAGTGATACGAATTTATAGCTAAAGTCAAAAAATCTCCGCCAAATATTTTTAAAGTGGGTTTCTCCATACACAATACCCGAATCTAAAAGCCAAACATGATAAGCTGTACGGTCGCCCGCCCATAGGCATTTTATGAAACCCGCACGTTCGAGTTCACGACAAGTATCATTTATATTATCAAATGACCATTTTGGGAACATTTTTACGTGTATGGTCTGGAAACTTCCGAAATCTTTCGACTTCGGTTTTGATGCTCCAGTTTTTTGCTTTTTTCGATAATTTTTATACATGGCTCTAATCATCTTTTTAGCATCTTTTGTGAGTTCTGGGTTCATAAATTAACCTCCTATGAATTTTATGTTTTTACAAGCATATCACAATTTTTGAAAAAGCGCAAAAAGAACATATGCTTTTATGGAAACTAAAAAAAAGCTAAATGGAGGAAAACAAAATGAGCAAAAACAAAGTAAAGAACTTTGGGAAGAAGGAGATGAGATTATTGCAATTGCACATAAACTTACGACGAGCGATTTAGGTGAATTTGGTAAACAATTCGTAAAAAGTGGACTTGTAGCAGACGGTGCGGAGGTAGCTCTAACTGTCGAATTTATGAAGAAAGCGTAGTTTTCACAAAAAGAGGGGTCGAAACAACGACTTCTCTTTTTTTTCTATGGATAAATGAATTTTAAGGAGGAAATCAAAATGGGATTAGCTTTAGGAAACAGGCTGAAACATGCCTGGAATGTTTTCATGAACAAAGACCCGACAGGCTATTATGGCGATATGGGAATGGGGTATGCGTATCGCCCGGACAGAATTCGGCTGACGAGGGGAAATGAACGTTCAATCATCACTTCTGTATACAATCGAATCGCGCTTGATGCCGCGGCTATTGATATGGTTCATTCAAGACTGGATGAGAACAATCGGTTTGTGGAATCCATGAATTCTGGTTTAAACAATTGCCTTACAGTCGAGGCGAATATCGACCAGACGCATCGGGCTTTTATACAGGACGTCATTATGTCGATGATGGATGAAGGCGTTGTAGCAATAGTGCCGATTGATACGACTTTTAATCCTAATGTTACAAATTCATATGATATCTTGACGATGCGAACTGGGAAGATATTAGAGTGGTATCCGGCACATGTAAAGGTAAGGGTTTATAACGACCGCACGGGTCAGAAGGAAGACGCAGTAGTGCCTAAGAGTACCGTGGCTATTATCGAGAATCCTCTTTACGCGGTTATGAACGAGCCGAATTCAACGATGCAGCGCCTTATAAGAAAACTAAATCTTTTGGACGTTATTGACGAGCAGAGTGGTTCCGGAAAGTTGGATTTAATTATCCAGTTGCCATATACCATTAAAACAGAGGCGAAACGTCGGCAGGCTGATGAAAGACGGCGTGATATAGAGATGCAGCTTACAGGTTCTAAGTATGGTATCGCTTATGCGGATAGTGCGGAACGTATTACACAGTTGAACCGTTCTGTGGACAATAATCTAATGTCTCAGATTGAATACTTGACGAGTATGCTATACAGCCAGTTAGGAATCACTCAGAGCGTATTGGATGGAACCGCTGACGATAAGACAATGCTCAACTACTATAACCGTACGATTGAACCCATTATGTCTGCCATTGCCGATGAAATAAAGCGAAAGTTCTTGACTAAGACCGCAAGGTCTCAGTTGCAATCTATTTCATTATTCAGAGACCCATTCAAACTGGTTCCGGTTGCCGAGATTTCCGAGATAGCCGATAAGTTTACCAGGAATGAAATAATGACTTCAAATGAGATTCGGCAGATTATTGGAATGAAGCCGTCTGATGACCCGAAAGCGGACGAACTTAGAAACAAGAATCTAAGCACTCCGCAGGAAGAGGGTTCAAGTCAGCAAGAGAATGGGCATGAAGATGAGATGGAAGAAGAGTTACAAGATTAAGGAGGAAAAATCAAAATGAAGAAAAAGTTTGATTTCAGTGGATGGGCTACTCGGAACAATCTTAAATGTTCGGATGGACGGATTATCCAGAAGGACGCTTTTAAAGAAAATGACGGGCGGACTGTTCCGCTGGTTTGGAATCACCAGCATAACGACTTGATGAATGTACTTGGACATGCGTTGTTGGAAAACCGTGAAGATGGCGTTTATGCATATTGTACATTTAATGACTCAGAGATGGGGAAACACGCAAAGCTGATGGTTGAGCATGGAGATGTAAATGCGTTGTCTATTTATGCGACAAGCCTGAAACAGCATGGAGCTAATGTGCTGCATGGAGCAATCCGCGAATTAAGCCTGGTGCTTGCAGGGGCAAATCCGGGGGCGTATATCGATTCGGTTATCCGGCATGGTGAGGAATTCGACGGCGAGGCTATTATTTACACGGGAGAAAATCTTTCATTATCCCATGCTGAAGATGATGAGGATAAGGATAAGAAGACCGATGAAATGCAGGAAGATAAGTCTGATAATGAGGAAACCGTTAAAGAAGTTTTTGATACTCTCACCGAGAAACAGAAAACAGTGGTGTACGCCATGATTGGGCAGGCATTGGAAGAAAAAGAATCGGACGATGATGACGCCGAAAAAAAAGAAGAAACAGAGAAATCTAAAGGAGGAGACAGCACTATGAAACATAATTTATTTGACCGTGAGGAGCAGAGGAAAGAGAATGTTATCAGTCATTCAGACCAGGAGGGCATTCTTAGCATGGCAAAATCCAGCCAGGTAGGAAGTTTCCAGACTGCACTTCAGATTTATGCGGAAGACAATAACCTTCAGCATGATGCAGTAAGCAGCGGTTTTGTACAGACTGGTGAGGGAAATATTTACAATTTGTTCCCGGAATACAAAGAAGTGAGACCGGGTGCGCCAGAGTTGATTACCAGCGACCAGGGGTGGATTTCAGTTGTTATGAATAAAGTTCACAAGAGTCCGATTTCTAGAATCAGAACAAGTCAGGTAGACATTCGTAACATTGACACGCTAAGAGCAAGAGGCTACGTTAAGGGCAAGAAGAAAAACCAAACGGGGAATTTCAAACTTGTTAGAAGAACGACCGACCCGCAGACAATTTATGTGAAGAATGCGCTGCACAGAGATGATATCACCGATATTACAGATTTCGACTATGTTCAGTATCTGTATAACATCGACAGGATGATGCTTAATGAGGAGTTGGCAACCGCGATTATGCTGGGAGACGGACGTGATGATGGGGACGAAGCAAAGATTGCGCCAGATAAAATCAGGCCAATTTGGACGGATGATGACTTATACACCATTCATGTTGATTTGGATATGGAATCGGCAAAGGCTGAACTCCAGGGGACGAACACCGGAGCAAACTTTGGAGCAAACTACATTTATGCAGAAGCAATCATCAATACGGTTCTTTATGCAAGAGAGAACTACAAAGGCAGCGGCACTCCAGATTTCTACTGTACGCCGCACTTGCTGAATGTAATGCTTCTGGCTCGTGACATTAACGGCAGGAGGATTTACTCGTCTAAAGCGGAACTTGCTTCTGCGCTGAACGTAGGAGATATTCATACGGCAGAGCAGTTTGAAGGAAAAACCCGGACGACTGCCGATAATAAGACAAAGAAGCTGCTGGGTATTATTACAAATCTGGCTGACTATTCACTGGGAGCAACGAAAGGTGGAGAAGTGACTCACTTTACACAGTTTGACATCGACTTTAATCAGGAGAAGTCATTGCTTGAAACCAGATGTTCGGGAGCATTAACCAGGGTATACTCTGCGATTGCTCTTGAGGAACTAGTAACATCAAGCAGCACACTGTCTGAAACGAAGGGCTAAATTCATAGAGGAGAAATTCAAAATGGCAAAATTTTATGGAGTAATTGGATTTGCAGTGACTGCGGAGACAAAACCTGGAGTGTGGGAACCGAGTATTACAGATCGTCCGTATTATGGCGATACTATTCGGAACACCCGGCGGCTTCAGTCGACAGAGCAGCTTAACGATAACATTAATGTTGCTAACGAGATTAGTATTCTTGCCGACCCGTTTGCCAATGAGAATTTTTACTCTATGCAGTACATTGAATTTATGGGGGCGAAATGGAAAATCACAAATGTGGAAGTCCAGTACCCCCGGCTTATACTGACAATAGGGGGATTGTATAATGGGGAGCAGGCTTGAGTTGCATGAGATTCTTTGTGAAATTCTGGGAAGCCGTAATGTATATTATCAGCCCCCGGAATCAGTTAAGATGCGATATCCAGCAATTGTGTATTCAAGAGACAACATAAGGAATACGTTTGCCAATAATGCCGTCTATACACAGAAGCGGTCATATCAGATAATCGTGATTGATAAAGACCCGGACAGCGAGATTGTCGAGAGGGTTTCACGGCTTCCAATGTGCAGTTTTAACCGCCATTTCAAGTCTGATAATCTCAATCACGATGTATTTAATATTACACTATTAGAAGGAGGAAATTAGCATGAGTAAATTAGTTTGGGATCAGATTGGAGAACGCTATTACGAAACTGGCGTCGAGAAAGGGGTTCTGTATCCTGTTGAAAACGGCACCTATCAGGCAGGTGTGGCATGGAGCGGACTTACGACTGTGACGGAAAAACCGTCGGGAGCCGAGTCCACAGCGTTATATGCCGATAATACAAAATATCTTAACTTAATGTCTAACGAGGATTTCGGAGGCAGCATTGAAGCGTATACGTATCCCGAAGAGTTTGCCAGGTGTGATGGTTCCGCGTCAATCGCAACAGGCGTCATCATTGGACAGCAGAAACGGCCGTCATTCGGTCTTTCATATGTAAATAAGGTCGGCAATGATACGGATGGAACTGATTTAGGATATAAAATTCATTTGGTTTATGGGGCGCAGGCTTCACCTTCCGAGAAAGCCTACGCAACGGTTAATGATTCGCCAGAGGCAATTACGTTCTCATGGGAGTTTACAACGACCCCGGTTCAGGTACCAGGATTTAAGCCAACTGCGACGGTTGTTATCGACAGCACAAAAGCGAAAGCGGAGCATCTCGCAGCGCTTGAAACTATTCTGTATGGTTCAGAGGATACAGAGGCAAGGCTTCCACTGCCAGAAGAGTTGATGACTATTTTCAAAGACGAAGTAGTAGTTGGTTAAGTAACTTAAAAAAACATATAAAAATATTTAAGAGATAAGGGCGGGGATTTGTTTTCCCCGCTTTTTGTGTGATGAAAGGAGAATAAAAAATGTTAAAAAAAACTATTTCATATACAGACTATGACGGTAACAAAAGAGTAGAGGATTGCTATTTCAATCTCTCAAAAGCAGAGCTTTCGGAAATGGAATTAAGTATCGATGGCGGTCTGGCATCTATGCTTAAGAGAATTGTAGCAGCGGACGATCGTCCGGCGATTATCAAGATTTTTAAGGACATCATTCTTAAATCATACGGTGAGAAAAGCCCGGATGGGAAGAGGTTTATTAAGTCAGAAGAGATGTCCACAGCATTTTCACAGACGGAAGCGTACACCGAGTTGTTTATGGAACTGTCTTCGGATGCAGATGCGGCAGCCGCGTTTATCAATGGCATCATCCCTGCGGATATGGCAAAGAAAGCGGCATCCATGCAGGCATTACCCGCGTCCGAATAGTAAAAAAGATTGGAGGTGAGAACGGGTGCTTCAGATTACAATACCAGCTACGGAGCAATGGGACGAGGGGCGTATGCAATTTGTTTACATGAAAGGGCAGACTTTGAATTTGGAGCATTCTCTTGTCTCTCTTTCAAAATGGGAATCCAAATGGTGTAAGCCATTTTTTACGAAGGAAGGAAAGACGGTTGAGGAAACGCTGGACTATGTGAGGTGTATGACTCTTACACAGAACGTAGCGCCAGAAGTGTATACCTGTCTTACTGAAGATAACCTCAACCAGATTTATAAGTATATAGATGCGCCGATGACTGCTATCCGGTTCTCAAATGAAAGGGGCGGCGGGGGAAACCGTGAGCAGGTTACAAGCGATCTCTTCTATTACTGGATGACAGTGCTCAATATTCCATTTGAGTGCCAGAAGTGGCATCTGAATCGTCTGCTTGCTCTTATTAGGGTGTGCAATATTAAAAATCAACCGGCTAAGAAGAGAAGCAAACGCGAAATCATGAGCCGTAATGCAGCGCTGAATGCGGCTCGAAGAAAACAATTAGGTACGAAGGGGTGATTTGAATATGGGTTTGAATGGGAAAAACGTGGAAGAAAAGATATGGAACTATTTGTCGAATAAGATTGGGAATTCTTTCGGGGTTGCTGGTTTGATGGGGAACCTGAAAGCGGAATCCGGTTTGAGACCGAATAATCTGGAAGATTTATGTGAGAAACGTCTTCAGGGGAAGTACACGGATGAGACGTATACTGCGGCAGTGGATTCCGGCAAAATTAGCCGAAAGGAATTTTTGAATCCGCTCCCCGGAAAACAGTATGGTTATGGATTGGCGCAGTGGACAAGCCCTGGAAGGAAAGCTGGACTGTACGATTTAGCAAAGAAAAGAGAAGTCTCCATTGCTGATTTAGAAGTACAGCTTGATTGGCTGTGGTCTGAAATTAACATGACATACCAGGCGGTACTGAAGGTTCTCAAATCAGCAAAAACAGTCCGTGAGGCTTCGGATGTGGTGTTGACGAAGTTCGAATGTCCGGCAGGTACCACAGAAGAAACAAAAACGTATCGTGCGGGCTTGGGGCAAGTTTACTATGATAAATACGCAAAGAGAACCGTGAAAGTTACAGAAAAACAGGTAAGACAGAGGGTTCTTGGCGTCATGCAGGGCTGGGTAGGACTGTCCAGGGCGTCCGGGACTCATAAGGTTATTATCGATACGTACAATAACTGCAAACCTCTTGCGAGGGGATATCAGGTAAGTTACAAGGATGCTTATTGTGCGACTACAATTTCAGCAGCAGGCATTAAGGCGGGATTGGCAGATATTATCCCAAGGGAATGCGGATGCGAAGAAATGATTAAGCTGTTTCAGAAATTAGGGCGTTGGAAAGAGAACGACGATTATGTACCGGATATCGCTGATATTATTTTCTACGATTGGGATGACAACGGAAAAGGGGATTGTATCGGAGTTGCAGACCACGTGGGAATGATAGAAGAAGTTTTGGGCGGCGTTATGACTGTGGTTGAAGGAAACATGAACGGCGGCGTTGTGGGACGGCGGAAAATAGCAATTAACGCGAGATATATTCGGGGTTTTGGCATTCCGGATTATGCGTCAAAAGCAACCGTATATGAAAATAAACCGCAGAAAGAAAAACCTCAGGAAGAGAAACCAAAGAAGGAAGAAAGCAGTTCAAACGCGCCGAGCCGTACCCCCAAATGGGTTGGAAAAGTCACAGCAAGCAGCCTCAATGTTCGTATATGGGCGGGAAAAGAGTATCCGAATATTAAAAGCTGGCCGCAGCTTAATAAGGGGAACCTGGTTGATGTTTGTGACTCAGTTAAAGATTCGAATGGCGTTGTGTGGTATTTTGTCCGAATTGCAGGAAAGGTGTTCGGATTTGTACATGGAGACTATATTGCGCGGGCATAAGTAAGAGGTGGTCATATGATAAGTTTCAGACAGAAGGGCGATTTTTCAAAGCTGACACGATTCCTGGAAAGAGCAAGAGAGGCTGTCCGGCTGGGAGTTTTGGACAAATACGGAAGGGAAGGCGTGAACGCCCTCGCGTCTGCAACACCAGTCGAGTCCGGTGAGACTGCCAGCTCGTGGTATTACGAGATAGAAAACAAAAAGGGTTCGGCGGCAATAAGGTTTTGTAATTCAAACATTCAAAATGGAGTTTCGATTGCGGTTATCCTGCAATATGGGCATGGAACCGGAACTGGCGGCTGGGTACAGGGAAGAGATTATATCAATCCTGCTATCCAGCCTATTTTTGACAAAATAGCGGATGCAGCGTGGAAGGAGGTTACCAAGTTATGAGTACGACTGTTGACGAGAGAGTTGTTGAGATGCGGTTTGATAATGCGCAGTTTGAGAAAAACGTTCAGACCAGCATGTCAACGCTTGAAAAACTCAAAGAGAAATTAAACTTTTCTGGTGCCTCAAAAGGTTTGGAGGATGTAAATGCTGCGGCTAAGAATGTCAATTTATCAGGGATTAGCAATGCCGTGGAAGCAGTACGCGTTAAATTCTCAGGGCTACAGGTTGTAGTAGCGACGGCGCTATCGAATATTACGAATTCGGCAATTAATGCAGGGAAGAGGATATCATCATCCATAACCGGACCGCTTGTTCAGGGAGGCAAGAACCGTGCTTTGAATATTGAGCAGGCGAAGTTTCAGTTTGAAGGTCTCGGAATGGATATCGAGAAGGCTATGGAAAGCGCAAGCGCGGCTGTAAAAGGAACGGCGTATGGTTTGGATGCGGCGGCAAAAGTTGCATCTCAGTTTGGAGCATCCGGTTTAGAGGCTGGGGATGAGATGACAAGCGCTTTGCGGGCTATTTCCGGTGTTGCCGCTATGACCAGCAGTTCTTATGAAGATATAGGAAACATCTTTACTTCGGTAGCGGGTAACGGTCGTTTGATGGGAGAACAGTTGCTCCAGCTATCTGGCAGGGGTATTAATGCGGCGGCCACTCTTGGAAAGGCTTTGAATAAAACGGAAGCCGAAATAAGAAAGATGGTAAGCGATGGAGAAGTCAGCTTTGAGATGTTTTACAAGGCTATGGATGAAGCTTTCGGAGAACATGCGAAAGATGCAAATAAGACTTTTACAGGTGCGCTGTCAAATGTTAAAGCAGCATTATCACGTATTGGGGCAGATATCGCGACCCCGGCATTCGAAAACCTGCGTAATATTTTTAATGCTTTAATACCAGTTATAGACGGCGTCCATAAAGTTCTCGGACCGCTTATTACGGATATTTCTAACGTTATGAAGACGGTTAGTGATTCCGTAGTGAAAAAGCTTGAGGGTATTAATTTTTCACCAAATTCCAAAACACTGGGATTGTCGGATTGGAAGAAACTCGTTGAAGAGGGCGCGGCTGGAAAAACATTCCGAAAAGCTATTATTGATTCAGCACGTTCTCACGGGGTTGCTATCGATGAAATGATTGAAAAAGAAGGCTCTTTCAGAAAAACTTTGAAAAATGGATGGCTTTCTTTGGATATTTTAAACGACGCGCTGGATACTTCGAATAAAGAAGTAGCAAAGTCCGCAGACACCTTGCAGGGAAATCTCACAGAGATAGAGGAGTTGGCAAAGGATGTAATCAGGGGAAACTGGGGGAACGGTGAAGAGAGACGAAAGTCTCTAGCAGAAGCTGGTCACGATTACGAAACGATTCAGAGTATGGTAAACCATATGCTTCTGGGGACAGAGTTCGATTTGAATAAACTGTCTGATGCCGAGATGAAAGCAAAAGGTTATACCGAAGAAGAAATAAAGGCTTTAAGGGAACTGGCAAAAAGCGCCGAAGAGACGGGAACTCCATTAAATGAGCTTATAGAAAAGATGAGCAAACCTACAGGACAGGAACTGCTGATTTCTTCGGTTAAGAATGCATTCGGCGGTTTGGTTAGGGTACTGGGAGCAGTTAAGGACGCTTATCGTGAAATTTTCCCAAAGACGGAATCGAATATGTTCCGCAGCGTCATAGAAGCGGTTCATGCATTTTCTGAACATTTAATAGTGAGCGATGAATGTGCGGATAAGCTCAAAAGGACGTTTAAAGGATTGTTTGCGGCGCTTGATATTATACGGACTATCGTAGGAGGGGCGTTGGGGATTGGGTTTAAAATTCTCAGTAAACTTCTTGGTATGATGGATGTAGATATCTTGAGCGTCACGGCTTCGGTTGGAGATGCGATAGTCGCGTTTCGTGATTGGCTGTTTGAAAACAGCTTTTTCGCAAAAGCGATTGATAAAGTAGCTTCTGTGCTGAAGAATGTTATTTTAACTATCCGTGATTGGGTGAAAGCGTTTATGGCGCTTCCACAGGTTCAACAGAACATTACCAGATTCCGGGATGCATTTGCAAATGCTTTCAAAAATCTACCTGGCTATTTATCAGAAGTGATAAAGCGAATCGGCGATTTTATAGGAAATATAAGGTCGATGGATTCTTTATCGTTTGACGGAATAAAGAATGCCTTTCGGCAATTTAAAGAAAGTCTCTTTGGAGATTTTTCTGGTGTAAGTAATCCATTCTCGGGATTAATAAGCGCTACTGGTCAGTTGAAAGACGACGTACAAGGCGGACTTGGAGGAGTTGGAAGAGCGCTCGAATCATTTAAGGATAAGGTTGTCGGTATTGTAGAATTTCTTAAAGATAAGTTCAGCAATATTGGTATCGGGAACATTCTTACCATAGCGATTGGCGGCGGTTTGATAGCGGCAGTTCTGAAAATATCTAAAACGATGAAGAAAGCAACAGACTCATTTGGCGGAATCCTTGGAGGGTTTCAAGGAGTTCTCGGCGGTGTGAAAAATGTCCTGAATGCTTATGCCAAAGAGATAAAAGCGGATGCTATTTATAAAATAGCAAAGGCTATCGAAGTATTGGCGGGTTCTGTTGCACTTTTAGCCGCGCTTGACCCGGCAAAAATGTGGTCGGCGGTAATAGCTTTAGGAGTGTTGGGCGGCGGCTTAATAGGCTTTTTCAAAATGATGGATTCTGTAGGGAATTCTGCGGGGGATTCAGAGAACCCGCTGGAGAAGAAGCTTGACAGTATAGGCAAGATGATTAACACTATGTGTAAAAGTATACGTACTCTTTCGCTTGCCATCGCCATTATAAGTAAGCTGGACACTGGAGGAGTTATAACCGCTGTTGTTGCGATATCTTCTATGATGCTCGTGTTTGCGGCAATGATAAAAGTATCTGAACTTGCTGGGGAAAATACGGATAAAGCCGGAGCTATGATAGAAAGCATGTGCAAAGGTATTCGTAAATTGGCATTAGCGATCGCTCTTGTAAGTACGCTGAAGCCCGAAGGGGTGTTAATGGCTATTGTGGCTATTGACTCTATGCTGATAGTATTTGCGCTTTTGGTATGGGTATCGAAATTTTCAGGAGAACATGCCGATAAAGCCGGAGTTATGATAGAAAGCATGTGCAAAGGTATTCGCAAGTTGTCTTTAGCGATTGCGCTTATCAGCAAACTGAAGCCTGAGGGAGTGTTGATGGCTATTGTAGCTATCGACTCTATGTTGGTAGTGTTTGCAATTATGATAGGAATATCGAAACTCTCAGGAGAGCACGCTGACAAGGCAGGCCAGATGGTAGAAAGTATGTGTAGAGGAATTCGCAAGCTGTCTTTAGCGATTGAACTTATCAGCAAGCTGAAACCTGGCGGAGTTAAGATGGCCGTTATAGCCATCGATTCTATGCTGGTAGTATTTGCTCTGTTGGTTGGAGTATCAAAGTTTTCTGGACAGCACGCCGATAAAGCTGGCAGGATGATAAAAAAGATGTGCGAAGGTATTCTTATGTTATCAGTGGCGATTTCAATCATCAGCAAGTTGAAGCCTGATGGGGTTAAGACGGCAATCATAGCAATCGACGCCTTGATGATAGCATTTGCCGGAATGATTGCGGCATCGCGACTGGCAGGTAAAGATGCAAATAAAGTTGGGCCTATGTTATTGATGATGTCAGGAGCAATACTGATTTTATCCGTGGCAATAGGTCTTCTTAGTATGCTTGACCCAGCCGGAGTTGGGATAGGAGTCGCGGCTATCGATGCTTTGATGGTGGGATTTGCAGCTGTGATAGCATCTACCAAAAATGCGAAAGAGTGTAAGAGCACATTGGTTCTCATCGCCACTACGATAGGAATTTTAGCGATTGCGCTGGGCGCGCTTTCTATGATTGAACCGAAGAATTTAGCGGCAGCGGCGGCAGCTTTGTCTGCGGTAATGGGTATGTTCGCAGTGATGACCAGATCTACGAGTCACGCAGATAAAAAAGCAATAAAACCCATTCTTGTTTTAACTTTGGTTGTGGGAGCGCTTGGAGGAATCCTATGGTTGCTCTCAGGTTTACCAGTTGCATCCACCCTTGCTACAGCAGGATCATTGTCTGTACTGTTACTGGCGTTATCGGGCGCATGTGTTATTTTGGGTAAAGCCGGAAAAGTAAGTAAAAATGCTTTTATAGCGATTGGGGTTATGACGGTAATTGTAGGAGCGTTAGGAGGAATCTTATATTTACTTGCCGGACTGCCTATCGGTTCTACCCTTGCCACGGCAGGGGCACTATCAGCGTTGCTGCTAGTTTTATCAGGCGCGTGCGTTATTTTAGGCAAAGTCGGAAACGTGAATAAAACAGCATTCGTAGCGGTTGGAATCATGACCGTGGTCGTGGGGGCATTAGGCGGTGTTTTATATTTACTTGCAGGTTTGCCCGTCGAATCCACGCTTGCTACGGCAGGAGCATTGTCGGCTTTATTACTGGCATTATCAAGCGCCTGCGTAGTCTTGGGGAAGGCTGGGAAAGTAAATGCGAGCGCACTTGTAACCGTTGGAGTTATGACGGTAGTTGTGGGCGCATTGGGAGGAATCTTATGGTTGCTTGCCGGATTGCCGGTTGCCTCTACGCTTAGCACGGCAGGATCGTTGTCCATACTGCTATTGGCGTTATCCAGTGCATGTGTGATTTTGGGTAAAGTGGGGAAGGTGAATGCCAGCACTCTTATAACTGTTGGAATTATGACATTGGTTATAGGCGCATTGGGAGGAATTTTATATTTACTCGCTGATTTGCCCATTGCGGAAACGCTGAATATCGCTATTTCGTTATCGGTATTGTTATTGGCGCTGTCAGGCGCATGTGTGATTCTCAGTGTAGCCGGAATGACAGGTCCGGCCGCATTTGTAGGAGTTGGCGCGTTAGTGACCTTGATAGGTGCTGTGGGAGGGCTTCTGACCGCGATAGGAGCGTTAGTGACAGAGATACCGCAAGTAGAAGAATGGCTGGATGCCGGAATTCCTATACTGGAGAAAATAGCTTATGCTTTGGGTTCCTTCTTTGGAAATGTTATAGGAGGGTTTGGCGCAGGTTTAACCTCCGGTTTGCCAGACATCGGTGCGAATCTGTCGATGTTCATGATGCAGGCGATGCCGTTTTTTATGGGACTCAAAATGCTGGATAGCTCAACTCTGGAAGCGGCAAAAAATCTTGCTGAAATGCTTTTGATGATTACTGGTTCAGAATTGCTGGATGCCATAGCATCATGGATGACAGGTGAATCGTCACTTTCATCGTTTAGCGAAGGACTTGCAGGATTCGGACTTGCATTGAAAGTCTATGGCAATACCGTAAATGGTCTGGATACAGAAGCGATAGCGAAATCAGTAGGAGCAGGAAGGAGCTTAGCCGCACTTGAAGAGGTAATACCAAACAGCGGAGGAGTATTCGCCAATATCGTTGGAGATAATACGTGGGAAAAGTTTAGCGAAGGACTTGCAGGATTCGGACTTGCATTGAAAGTCTATGGCAATACCGTAAATGGTCTGGATACAGAAGCGATAGCGAAATCAGTAGGAGCAGGAAGGAGCTTAGCCGCACTTGAAGAGGTAATACCAAACAGCGGAGGAGTATTCGCCAATATCGTTGGAGATAATACGTGGGAAAAGTTTAGCGAAGGACTTGCAGGATTCGGACTTGCATTGAAAGTCTATGGTAATACCGTAAATGGTCTGGATACAGAAGCGATAGCGAAATCAGTAGGAGCAGGAAGGAGCTTAGCCGCACTCAAAGAAAATCTCCCAGAGGAGGATGGCTTTTTTGACTTTTTTACAGGCGACAGCGATTGGGATAAGTTCAGCGAAGGACTTGAAAAGTTTGGAAATGCACTGAATACATATGCGAACGATGTGTCCGAACTTAAAGTAGGCGCTATCAATGATTCCGTAGCATCTACAAATGGTTTGGTCGCAATGATTAAAAACATGGACGGCATCGACGCAACTGGTTCAGGCGCATTTGCCCAGGCATTGAATAAACTCGGAGAGGCTGGTGTTGGTAAGTTCGTTGAGGCTTTCGAAGGCTGTTCGCTTAAAGTTAAGACTGCAGTTTCCAAGATGATGGGGCATGTATCACTCGGAATAGCTATAAAACAGACGGAATGCACTAGCAAAATGACGAACCTGCTTTCAGCAGTAATTAGAACGATGGAAGAAGAATACGATGAATTTAAACGAATCGGCTCTTATCTGGTAGACGGGTTTGTTAAGGGCATCGATGACAACAAGCATAAAGCAGCAAAAGCAGCGAAATCAATGACGGAAGGCGCCGCAGAGGGAGGAAAGAAAGGAATTGAGTCGCGTTCGCCTTCAAAAGTGTTTTATAGAATTGGCGGTTATGCTGGCCAGGGCTTTATTAACGCTCTGGGAGATTATGTTTCGAAGTCATATAAAGCAGGCGAAGGTATGGCTAAATCAGCAAGCAACGGTTTGAGCAAAGGGATTTCTAAAGTTGCGGATGTTATCAATAGTGGTATGGATGTTCAGCCGACAATTCGGCCAGTACTTGATTTGAGTGCTGTAGAAGCTGGCAGAGGAACTCTCAACCGAATGTTTGATACACAGCCTTCATGGGGAGCAATGTCTAATATCAACGCTATCAGCTTCATGATGAACCGGAATCAAAATGGAAATAATGACGATGTCGTTTCGGCTATTGACGGGCTTCGCAATCAGGTTAAGAAGATGTCGGGAAATACGTACGTAGTCAACGGAGTTACTTATGACGATGGCAGTAATGTGGCTGGCGCTGTGAAATCGCTTATACGGGCGGCAAAAGTTGCGAGGAGGGTGTAAAATGGCTAAGAAAAAAATAATACCAAAAGAAAATATTACTCTCAATATTCAGGCTGGCACGGAAAGAACTATTTATGCTGTTTGGAAATGGACAGTAGATCATACAGAAAATTATGAGGTTAAATGGTATTACTATACAGCCAATAGGATATGGTTTATAGGAAATGAGAGCACTGCTAAGGAGAAGCAGAGCATATACAGCCCTCCAGATAATGCGACAAAAGTTAAAATTAAAATCAAACCAATTTCTAAGAAGTATAAGAAAAAAGTAAATGGCAAAGAAGCAGAAGTTTCTCATTGGCCCTCCGATTGGTCAGTAGCAAAAGTTTATACGCTTACAAAGGATGTTTCGCCAGAGAAACCATCGGTTCCGGATGTTTCTATTAAACAGTATACTCTTACAGCAAGCGTGGATACTTACGATAAAGAGACTGATGGAATCGAATTCCAAATTGTACAAGACCACAGTAAGGCGATTGGAAAATGGAGAGTTCCTAAAAAGAAAAATCATGTAGAGCTAACATGTAATGTTGAAGTGGGGCACGGATATAAAGTTCGGTGTCGTGGCTTGAAAGGGGATTTTTCAGAGGCTATGACTACGCCTGGAAATATTTTTAGTGAAAACACTACGGATATTTACATTGGCGACTTTGAGTATGGAGAATGGTCGGAGTACTCGCAAAATGTTGCTACGATCCCAGAGGGTGTTCCACAAATTACAATTTGCGCGGCTTCATCGCAAACATCAGCTCGAGTAGAATGGTCGAAGGTTAATAACGCGGAAAGCTATACCGTTGAGTATACAACAAACAAAGACTGGTTTGATGTTTCCAGCGAAGTTCAGTCGACGACTATAGAAGCTCATTTCGCTCGTGCGGAAATAACGGGGCTGGAATCAGGAAAAGAGTATTTTTTCCGTGTGCAGGCGGTGAATGGACAAGGTGAGTCGGGCTGGAGTGCTATTGCTTCTACGATTTTAGGAAAAGCGCCAGCCGCGCCTACCACATGGTCTACGACTACGACGGCCAGTGTTGGCGAAAATGTGATTTTATACTGGGTTCATAACTCGGAAGATGGCTCAAGCCAGACGTATGCCGAACTCGAACTTACTGTCGATGGCGTACAGAGAGTTATAACTGTGCAAAACAGCACGAATGCGGATGAGAAGGATAAAACCAGTTCATATACTCTTACGACATCTGGTTATACTGAAGGAGCCGTCATTCAATGGCGTGTGCGAACAAAAGGGGTAGTCAATGAATATGGAGACTGGTCTATTCAGAGAACGATAGATGTTTATGCGCCTCCGGTAGTATCGTTGCTTCTTAGCGGAACATGCCGATGGCATTGGGATACGTTTAATTTTGAGAAGGATGATATTTTTACGGCATATGGGGATTTGGGTGATCCGATAGGCACGCTGACGTCTTTACCGCTTTATGTATTGGCTACCGCCGGACCGCATAGCCAGACGCCAATAGGATATTATCTGACAGTTTCGTCAAATGAAGCATACCAGACGGCTGATTCGGTTGGAAAGGCGACTTGGGTGAATGCCGGAGAAATGATATTTTCCAAACACTACGATGTCTCCGAACATCAATTATTCGTGCCGCTTACAGCAAGTGAACTGAACTTGGAGAATGGTGTAACATATACAGTTCATTGTATCGTATCTATGAATTCGGGCTTGACGGCAGAGGCGTTTTCAGAATTTACAGTAGAATGGACCGACGAGCAGTATGAACCGGATGCAGAGATTATTGTTGATGATACATTCACAGCATATATTAGACCATACTGTGAAGATGATGAAGGTAATCTTATTAATGGCGTACTGTTGTCGGTCTACAGAAGAGAGTTCGATGGAAAGTTTACAGAGTTGGCAGTGGGGATTGATAATATGCATGAAACATTCATTACAGATCCCCATCCGGCTCTTGACTATGCCCGATATAGAATTGTAGCCGTGTCCAGATTTACAGGAAGCATTAGCTATTATGACCCTCCGGGATATCCGGTCGGAGGGATAGCAGCTATTTTGCAATGGGAAGAAGAGTGGGAGAATTTTGACGCTTCAAATGAAGATGAAGCAGAAATTCCGGTATGGTCTGGCTCTTTGCTGAAGTTGCCTTATAACATTGATGTGTCGGATAGTCACGGCGTAGACGTTTCGCTTGTCGAATATATTGGACGCAGCCATCCGGTCAGCTATTACGGAACGCAGCTTGGGGAAACGTCGACGTGGAATGTTGAGATACCGAGTGGTGATGAGGAAACATTATACGCGCTTCGTCGTTTAGCGGTATGGATGGGGGATGTGTACGTACGAGAACCTTCGGGCACTGGCTATTGGGCGCATGTTAAGGTGTCTTTCAGTCAGAAACATTGTGCGGTGACAATTCCTGTCACGCTGGATATCACAAGAGTAGAGGGAGGTGTATAGCATGGCAGACTGGCATTCATCCATGCAGCAAACGTTTGAATATTATGAGGTAGACCCTGATACATGGGGGGACAAAAGATTGCTTGACAATATTAAGGCATGCACGATTAACCGTGATATGGAAGAGGGCACGCTTGGTTCTGCAACGCTTGATTGTACAGATTCTATAGGAGAATGTTACATCAGGGTGTATTTAATCGTCATTCAAAATGGAAGGCGAGAAAAATATGCGCTGGGAACATTTCTGATTCAGACGCCCTCTGTAGCTTTTGATGGCAAAACCCAAAATATTTCCCTGGATGCTTATACACCGTTGCTTGAGCTAAAAGAAAAACTGCCACCGATTGGTTACGCTGTATCAAAGGATGAAAACGTCATGAACGTTGCATCGAGATTATGCCGCGAGAATATGAGAGCTCCTGTAGTGGCAGGCAGCAGTGATATTAAACTCTTTGAAGATTTCGTATCTGATTTGGACGGAGACTGGCTTACATTTTTGACCGATTTTATTGCTTATGCAAAATTTCAGTTTGACTTGGATGAAAAAGGACGGGTTCTTTTCGCACCGAAACAGGATACCGTGTCGTTGCAGCCGGTTTGGACATATGATGATAGTAACAGTTCAATTTTATATCCTGAAGTTACAGTTAATCGCGACCTCTACGGTATTCCAAATGTCGTAGAGGTTTTATATTCGACGGATGCGGGATATTATTACTCCAGAGTGGTTAATGATGACCCAAATAGTCCGATATCAACAGTAAAACGAGGGCGTGAGATTATGCATCGCGTTTCCAACCCAGAACTTCCGGGCGAACCAACACAAAAGCAGATAGATGAGTATGCTGAGCAGGTTTTACGGAATTTATCATCTTTGGAGTATACATTATCCTATACACATGGCTATTGTCCGGTTCGGGTTGGAGACTGTGTAAGGCTTAACTATGTACGTGCCGGATTAACGAATATTAAAGCAAGAGTTATCCGGCAGTCCATCAAATGTGAATCCGGTTGTCCTGTTACGGAAACGGCTGTTTTTACAACTAAATTGTGGGGGTGATGCAATGGAATTGCCAGGAGAACTGTTGAAACAATTCGCAAGTATTACGAATGACCGTGGAACTTCGCCGAAAGAAACAACAGCGTATGGAACGGTAAACATCAGCGATGGGAAATGTTACGTGAAGCTTGATGGAACAGACAGTTTGACTCCAGTATCAATGACGATGGACGCTCGTGATGGAGACCGGGTGATGGTTATGATTAAAAACCATGCCGCGACGATTATCGGAAACGCAACGTCTCCAGCATCCGCCAGAACTGCCAGTAGCTATATGAAGCTTGTAGAAGACGGTTTGATTGTCGGAAAGCTTGATGACGATGGCGGGGCGATTGGTACGTATTCTTTGATAGGTGCTGGAACATATTATATCGTTGATGAAAACGGAAATATTGTCGCTTCTTTTTCAGGCAGCACTATTAAATTGGGTAGTGATGATTCTTCTGAAATTTCATTATGCAACGGTAACGGAAACATTAAAGTGGAGAATGGTACTTTGGTCGTGTATGGAAAAAATGCTGTAGGTATGCGGAGCATGATGGGTTTATACAAATCTGAAATGGTATGTAAAGTAGATACAGAAGATCCAGTAGTGGCGATGCAGGTGTACAAAGAAAAAGGGGATTCCTGTTCTGTGATGGTTAGAAAAAACGGAATTTCTTTGAGCACTCCAGTAGGTGCATACGCAGCTATTAACGGCAACGAAATTACTCATTCGGGTAATCTTATGGTCAACGGCGCAGTTCAGGGGAGTGGTAGCGTAAATAAAAACGGTACTGTTACCGTGACAAAAAAAGTGTTGCTACCGAATGGTTATAGATTGGCAGGGATTCGCCGGATTACGACGAATCATAGTCAGCTCTGTCATATTACACAGTTCAATGCGAACCCTAAAACAAATGAAGTGTCTGCTACGTTTGAAAATATTGGGGAAAGTACTTTATCACTTACAGTGAGAATAGAGTGGTTTGCTTTGCGCACTGAAAATGCAGAGTATTCACCAGATGAAATTGTTAATTGGTGATATAAGAAAAATTAAAATAGTATTGGCTTTTATCAGAACACGTAGTATAATCGTATCAAAATGTTAATAAAGAAAACAGGAGGGAACGAAACATGAAAAAGAAAATGATGACAGTAGTTCTTGCAGGTGTCATGACATTATCTACGATGGCCTGCGGAGCAAATACGGAAACGGCAAAAGAAGATAATCCGTCGACGGTTCAAAGCACTGAGACTGTGGAAGAAGCTAACACATCAACAACTCAAGAAACCGGGACAGAAACAGAAGAGAAGAGCGACAGCAATTCTACGGATGATACTCCAAAAGGTGAAGACCTCAAAATCGAGGATATCGATTGGTCAGTGGAAGAAACCATACTCGATGGAGAGAGGGTTATTGCTTTCAATTATACGAATAATACACCGTATACGATAATAGATGTGGAAATGACATTCAAACAGAAGGAAGGCGTAAGCGTAGAGCAGCTCAAGGCATTTGAAGAAATTTCCGAACATACAGAGGAAGAATTATCAGAAGTATATATTTTAGGGTATAATCGGAAAATTGCGGAACAAGGAGAAACTGTGACTGAGTCACCGTGCTCAGTTAATGGCACATATCTCTGGGCAGAAAGCATGGGACTGTATGAACTTATGGAGCCAGATATGGTGTCAATAGCTTATATCGGGCATGATGATAAAGCTTATGCCAAATATTATGATTTTAAAACTCAGAAATATAGCGATTCGTCAGAGGGTGGTCTAGATATACATGAATGGTCTGACAGCGAGATAAGTAGCCTTTTACCAAAGTGTGAGGCGCGGGTTGTAAAAATTACCAATGACGAAGACGACAGTTTTAGTTTTAAAGCTTATGGAGTATCAAGAGAAGAATATCAGTCGTATGCCGAATTGTGTAAAGAGAAAGGGTTTGTAGATGACGAATACGACAAGTCGTATCAGGCTTCAAATGATAACGGCTATGAAGTATCGATATATTATGATGTAATAGAGGAAAAAATGTCAGGAAGAATCGAAAAAGGGGAGTCTGAATGGTCTGATAGCGAGATAAGCAGTTTTCTACCGCAGCCAGAAGCACGAAGCGTAAAAGTGATTTCAGATAGTGAAGACTTTTTCTATTTTAGTGCCGCCGGGGTATCGCGGGAAACGTACGAGTTATATATTAAGGAATGTAAAGAAAACGGTTTTGAACCATATGTAGAGATGGATAATACCTGTATGTTGAAAAATGAAGAAGAGTATGACATAAGTATATCATACGATGATAATGAGGAGAGCATGTCAGGTTCGATATCTGCAAAAAAAGAATCCGAGGCTGGAAAAACAGAATAACCTCCAAGAACTACTAATCGTATCAAAATGTTAATAAAGAAAACAGGAGGGAACGAAACATGAAAAAGAAAATGATGACAGTAGTTCTTGCAGGTGTCATGACATTATCTACGATGGCCTGCGGAGCAAATACGGAAACGGCAAAAGAAGATAATCCGTCGACGGTTCAAAGCACTGAGACTGTGGAAGAAGCTAACACATCAACAACTCAAGAAACCGGGACAGAAACAGAAGAGAAGAGCGACAGCAATTCTACGGATGATACTCCAAAAGGTGAAGACCTCAAAATCGAGGATATCGACTGGTCTATGGAAGAAACCATACTTGATGGAGAGAGAGTTATTGCGTTCAATTATACTAATAATACGCCGTATACAATAGCTTCCATTGAAATAAAGTTTACGCAAAAAGAAGGGACAACCGCCGAGCAATTGAAGGTGTTTGATGAAATGAAAGAGAAGCACGATTGGTCGGATGAAGACATATCGGATATGTATTTGACAGGCGGCAGTAGTAGGGTGGTTGATCCGGGAGAAACAGTATCAGACCCTTCATGCTTTACAAAACAAGGGTATTATATTGAAAGTATGGAGCAATATGAACTTATGGAGCCTGATATGGCATCAATAGCTTACATCGGAAACGATGACAAAGCTTATGCTAAATACTACGATTTTAAAACTCAGAAATACAGCGATTCGTCAGAAGGAGGAATTGACATACATGAATGGTCGGATAGTGAAATAAGCAATCTTTTACCAAAGTGCGAGGCACGAATTGTAAAAGTTAGCACTGATGAGGAAGATTATCTATGTATTTATGCTTATGGAGTATCCAAGGATGAATTCAACGCTTATGCCGAAGCGTGTAAAGAAAAGGGATTCGTAGATGAAGAATATGATACGTTGTATACGGCAGATTGCAACGAATATGAATTGCAGATATATTACAATAAAAGGGATGAAGAAATGTCCATAACGATTGAAAAAGAAGATGTGGAAGAAGAATCAGAATCCGAATAAGAAAAAACGATAATCTGAAGGAGAGAAAAGAGTCATGGAAAGCATAAGAAAAAATGCCTTGTTCGTACCATTCTTAGTAACGCTTATTGCTTCGTTTATTGTAGTTGCTACCTTTTTCCTGCCGCTTGCATCGGCAAATAGTGAGTATAAAGAGCACCTTGAAGAGTATGCGCAGGAAGTAGATATTGAGAAAATCGGATTAAGCAATGAAGACATCATGCATCTCTCAATGTATGATTTTGGAAAAATCTACTGGGCGATATACGATACTATAGATAAGGCATTGGGCGTTATTGCGGTGGCATTTATTGCCGCTACTGGTATCATGTCATTGATAACGTTACTGTTTACGCTGTGCAAGAAACCGATTGCAGTCATCATATTTAATATTTTGACTTTCATAGCCTATTATATGATAACTTGGGATTTTAAGGATCGGGGAGTAATGCCAAACAATCGTTATGATTGGGGAATAGCCTATTACTTATATTTCATAGGTATCGCCGTTGTGTTCGCAGGTGCGATTTGGATGCTTGTTGCTAAGATACAGCAGAAGCGAAGAAAAGTCCAAGAATCATAGCAATTTTAATAACCCTCAATTTAAATCTCACAGATTTGTGTACGACGCCATGTACATATGTCTGTGGGATTTTTTATTTACAATGTTAAGGAGGTGGGGAAAAATGAGAGAATTAACTCAAAAAGAAAAATGGGAATGCGCTATAAGGTGGACCGATGCTGGGATTAGCGCGTATTTCGGTGAGAGCGGGCGTGTAGAAGAAGGAGGCTGTCGAAATTGTCCAAGACTTCTCGATAATTCTTGCGAAGGCAATTTCCATGAGAATCTAAAGGTCGTAAACCAAGCCTATTTACAGTCACTCATTAGCGAAATGTTATTATAAGTATTGTGGCGGAATAGGACAAGACGTGAAGCAACATGGTGGAAGCTGCCCTTTTTCTGCAAGGTTACAAGAGTATCCTTGCAGACTGTATGTAGGGCATAAATCAGTTTTTGCAATATATCGTCCGAAGTAGTGGGCACTAACGGTTGCTTTTTTGTTATATTCAGGGCACATCCCAAAAAATTTTTCTACACGGTGAGAAGGTGGTGGAGTTATTTTCCGGCTCATAAAGATTTCCTTTCTTCATTTTTCTGAATTCATATATTTAGTTTAAACTATCTTAAAAGAAAAATCAACAGTTTTTGATAAAAAATAAAATCAAAAGGAGGTGCATAACTAAATGGCCAATATAGATTCATATTTGGAGCAAATACGTTCTGCTGTGTACGGAGAGGAAGTACGCGGGTCAATCCATGATGCAATTTCTGCTATAAATCAAGACTGTCATAGTTATGGCGAGGGGGTGGTAGAAAATGTAAATAATATTGTTGCTGAATGCGAACAAGAAATTAGTAATTTCACACAAGAGGTTCAGAGCAGTATTGATGATTGTAAAGATTGGACTTTGAAGAAAATAGAAAGTGTTTCCGGAATTACGATAACCGAATCTATATATGTTGAGTCAAAACAGCATTATAGATGGGAAATACTTAGAGGTCAGTATCATTTGATAAGTGCATCGAGTAGATATTTATCAATGGCCGTTCCAGTTGAAGCAGGGAGCGTGTATAGAATAGTAGCCCGCCGTTCCGATGAAACACTGTCTAATAGCGTACCTTTTATTGCTGCGGCCTGGGATATGGGTAATACTGACGGTCCTTTTGGGATAGGGGGAGAACCTACATTCTTGATAAGTGAAGCAGACGAGCATTTTATTCTTGTGCCTGATGGTAATTGTACACATGTGCTTGTGAATTCTTATTTAATAGCGCCTGCAATACAGAAAGTAAAGAAACCAATTTCAGACCTGTTATTAAAATCGCAGACTCAATCTGGAGGTCTGAACCTTTTGTGGAGTGGAATTCTCGTAGGGGACACCGGAGATGGCATAGAAGTAGAGTTTACAATACCGGAACAATGCTTTTTCAATACAGGGAAAGAGTTGATTCTTGCCGTGAATGGATATTACTCCAGAGAAGACCAGCTTGCGTATGACCTTTACACAACGGGATTATGTTTTGGAGATCCGAACGAGCTGGGCTTGGCTGAGGGACAGTGGGCCCCATACCGGTATGGGAATTTTATGAGGCGGGTTTCACGTACGGATTCCTGGCAAAGTTCTTCCCAGACATTAGCGCTGGACATAGAAGTAAACAAAGTGGCGGACAGTCGTTATGCTACCTGCGTGGTGACCAATAGATCCCCGAATTTTTATATGACAAGTGTTAGTGCGATGATCGCACAATAGGAGGCAGATTATGGTTAAGTTGATTAAAGACGATCTGACTGGAAAAATATTTGGATATTCCGATGTCCGGGACAATACCTGTATTTATAAGGACGACGTGCTGCTTGAAGAAAGTGAACTGGCGGGCGTAAAGGTGGAGAATGCTTATTGGGAAAATGGAGAAATCATCAATAAAGAAGAATCCACGGGTTATCATGCAGATATCTTGTCACTGGATGCGGAAATTGAGGAACAGAAGAGGATTTGTGAAAACAGGAATGTGCTGGAATATCTTATGGAAGGGAACGATTTGATATCCTGTATCAAAATGATAAAAAGCGCAAAGGAAAAACTGCAGGAGCTGCTATCCAGACGAAATGGGTTGTTGGAAGAATACCGTCAAAGGACAGAAGACTATTACCGCTCACAAAACCGGGCAAAGGACGCACTGTTGGCGTGCAGGTTTTACAGTGCCGTTATTCTTGTCATTAAGGATGAAAACCGCTATTTAAGAGAATGGCTGGACTGGCATCTCGCGCTTGGGTTTCAGCATGTGTATATTTACGATAACGGCGAAGAGGACAATGTACTGGATGTTGTAAATACATATAGTGAAGAAGTGCGGGAGAAAATTACGGTTATTGATTGGAGAGGGCATCACAGGCATATCCAGGAGGACGCCTATACTCATTTTATGGAAAATTATAAAGAGGATGTCCGTTGGGGGCTGTTCATAGATAGCGATGAGTTCCTGCGGTTTACAGATGGGGAAACCACAGATGTGAACGACTTTCTGCGTGCTTATGAAGATTTCACAGAGATATGGGGTTACGAAGTGGAATATGACGCTAATTGCCAGGAAACATATGAAGAATGTCCTGTAAGAGAAAGGTTCGGACGGCAGACGGACGTACGGGAGGGATTTTACTGGAAGAACTTCATACAGGTAAACCGTATTGATGGTTTTCTGATGCATTATGCTTACTATGATCCGAAGAAGCATCCAATGTTCAAAAATGAGCAGAGTAACCAGGACTTGTTCGTTATCGACCATTACTATACAAAAAGCTGGGAGGAATGGCAGTGGAAGATAAAAGAACGCGGAGGGGCCGATCCATATTACCACAAAGCCTTACAGGAATTTTTCGTGTACAATCCTGATATGGCGTACTTGAATACCGGTGAAAATGTGGTGCAGGCATATGAGTAAAGACGAAAAGGTCTTTAAAATAGAGAGAGAGGGGTGATATCATGGCGGCAGCACTTTTGATACAGACATACACTGCAACTATCCCAATTGTACTGGGGTATATCGTCTGGCTTTTGAAACGCCAGAAGCGAGACAGAGATGCTAACAGCAAAGGTACGATGCTTCTCCTTCGTGTACAGCTTATTGATTATCATGATAAGTATATGAAATTGGGAAGTATCCCATCTTACGCTTATGAAAACTTCGAGGAAATGTATGGCGCTTACCATGCGTTGGGCGGAAATGGTATGATAACCAAAATGCATGAGGAACTGCAGGAGCTTCATATTAAGCAGAAAGAAAGGATGAACGAATATGACAAGTGATTGGAAAAAATGGGTAAAAGCGGCTGGAGTAAGGGCTGTAAAAACCGTGTCTCAGGCAGCGATTGCCGGAATCGGGACGGCTATGGCAATGGGGCAGGTAGATTGGACGTACGTGGTGTCTACATCAATGCTGGCAGGCGTGGTGTCACTTTTGATGAGTTTGGCAGGGCTGCCGGAGACTAAAAGCGTATGAAGTAAGAAGTCGCATTTGAAAGGGTTAAAATCGGGATTACTACTACATTACGTCTATATGTAAAGAGTAAAACTATATAAAATAAAGATTTGCTGTTTCCGTGGAGGAAGCGGCGAAGGAAGGCAAATTCTAAAAACCTAGTAAAATCAAGGGTTTAAGAAGCGGGTGGAAGTAGTAAAAAGAGGGCTGATGTAGACAACTTCTACATTAAGTCTACATTACTACTACACCCGCACTACTACAACAAATACATGTTATTTTATTTTTTCTATTTCGTCTTTAAGCCAGTCGACGTTTCTTTTGGTGTATATTTTTTCAGTAATGTCGTTGATAGCATGGCCAACGATATATTTAATGGCGTATTCATCAACGCCATATTTTTTTGCGGCTGTTACAAAATGCACCCTTCCGTCATGCGCTCTATGCTGGGGATTCAGCTTTAATTCATCACGCACCCGGATAAAACGTTTTTGATACTTATCGTATGTAAGCTTCATGTTGCTTCGGTGGGTAGTTGTGTCCGTACAGTTAATCAGATATTCACTTTCAAGCATCACTGCTTCTTTATATTTCTGTTGCACTAAATACCGGATTTTTGGGTGAATCGGAACGGTTCTGTTCGTTCCGGCATCTGTTTTCATACCTCCAGTGAAAGTCCAATCATCAAGATTTATATTTTCGAGTTTTAATAGACCAAGTTCTTGCGGTCTCCATCCAGAGTAGCATTGGATAAGTATAACATCTACATATTTGGTGATGTCCACATGATTCCATAAAATTTTCATTTCTTCATCGCTAAAGGGAATATGCCCTCTTTTGACTTCTTCCTTTTCTTTTATAATCGCATCCGACAAATTGAAAGTTCGTGCGTAGTTCTTATCAACAATTTCATATTCCAGAGCATAATCAAACATGAGGTTAAACATGGATTTTATTCGGGATTTTACTCCGGCTGTCGGGTAACGTTTTTCGCCTTTGACGATTGCGGTTCCTTCTTCCATGCAGCCCTTTATATGCCGTGCACGTACATCAGAAGCTCTCATATTGTAGATGGCGGAACAGTATGACCAGGCAGAAGTTATGGTGCGAGTGCTTGAGATGGACTTTAGAGTTTTAAAATATTCATCTGTCCACTTTTCATATAGTTCTTTAACAGTAATGCTGGATTCAAGTTCGTATGGGTTTTTATTATATTCTATCAGTGCGGCATATGCTTCGTTATAAGTGGAAAAGTAAGCCTCAGGTTTTAGGAGCTTACGAACAAATTTTCCCTCCGAAGTTTTGGCGACTGTAACGGATGCCCTAAATGGCTTTCTGAGTTTTTGATTTTTAATTTCGGTTATTTGACCGAAGCCATTTGGTAATCTACGCCTTCTATTTAAACGTTTACGCGGCTTTGTTTCATCGTTAGAGTGCAGAGGATATCCGCAATGTGGGCAGGATATGGCCTTATCACTTACTTGAAGTTCGCATTCTGGACACTTGATCAGCATTTAATCATTCCTTTCTCATTGAAATATTACCAACGATTATATATCATAGTGTGGTATTTATCAACCACTATATTTTCTAATCTAGATTAAAATTCTGCAAGTGATGGCTATATATAGGAAAATCTATATAGCATCAATCATTTTATTTTCTAATCTAGATTAAAATTTTATGAAAGGAAAGAGGTATTATGGTGACAGTGAATGAGACAGTATGTCCGTGCTGCGGGGGTGATTTGAAGTACTATGATAGGGTTTTAAGAATTGTACGGACGAAAGGGAGAAAGACGAAGTATATTGAAATATGCAGGCTACAGTGTGTTTCCTGCAGTAAAGTACATAGGGAAATTCCTGATTTCTTACTTCCGTATAAACATTATGAAAAAGAGTTGGTTAAAGGAGTAGTAGAAGGAACGATAACATCTGATACAATTGGTTATGAGGATTATCCGTGCGAGGTGACAATGGAAAGATGGAGGACGCGAAATTTACAATGTATATTATGAGAAGGAAGTTAGTGCGGATTAAAAATACCGCGTAATAACTGGATTATGTTTATTCAGTAACTACGCCTTCTTTTGTTTTTCACTTTTGTTGTTTTTACAAACAGCAGTTAAGTGTAATAAGATGATTTATGAAGGAGGTAAAAGAAATGGATGGAAACTTCATCATAGGGAATGTTCCAGTAGCAGTAGCAGCGAGAGTGTACAAGAAGGATGCTTCGTGGGTGAGAGCAGGGATTGTATGCGGATGGTTACCAATAGGAAAAGCTACACGAAAAGGAAAACTTGTAACAAAGCTTGAAGAAATGGACTCAAAGCAAGGGCGAATCAGTTATTATATTTCGCCGAAATTGCTATGGGAAGACACAGGCTATTTATGGAAAGGAGAAAGAAAATAACAATGGGAACAAGAATACGTCCGAACATTTCTAAGAAAAACAAGTACTGGATTGAGAGACACCGTTACTATGAGTTAAAGCATTTCTGTCTGCAGTATCACGTCTGGAAGAAATGTTATGCGGCATTGAGGAGTGTGGGAACGGGTACATCGGATTCAAGTACACCTGTTTCGACGGGGGTTCATAGTGACCCGACAGCTAAGTGTGCGATGGCGAGAATGTTTTATTCTGACCGGATTGGAATGGTGGAGAGAGCAGCGCAGGAAGCGGATAGTGAGTTGGCGGCTTACATTCTAGAGGCTGTAACAGAAGGACATTCTTATGAAAATTTGAAAGCTAGATTAAATATTCCGTGTAGCAAGGACGTTTACTATGATAGGTATCGGAAGTTTTTCTGGTTGCTGAGCATGGAGCGACAGTAATACGCAAGATATACAACCCCTGTTATGGAACAGAAAATTTCATATTCAGAAAGGAGAACAAAATGGTTACTATCAGAACGATTACGAAAAGTGATTCGGACAAAGAGGTGTTGGAGAATATGTCAAATCGAGTCTATGATTTGAATAGACTGATTTTTGAAGGCATTGTTAAAGATACCAAATTGGAAGATGCAGCGTTAGTCAGGGTGATTCAGGTACATTTAGAGGAACTGAATTCTGAAATAGAGATTCTGAAGTCAAGAGCAAAATGATTAGCGAAAGGCCGGTAACACGGCCTTTTCGTTTTCCGGTTACAATCGTTTATTTGTTCTGGGTTGAATTCGAGGAGGATATCATGTATAATCTTGACACAGTTTAGAGACAAGGGAGGATTTATTATGAGGAACGGTGAATTATGTACGGGTTTTGTGTTTGGTTACGAAGTTTCTGATGGATTGGGGAAATCGCATTTTCTTGATAGCGATGGCATTGGCGCGATTCGTTCGGAGAAACACAACAATGATGATGTGCCATTGTTTGTAAAATGTAATGCGTGTGGGGAATACATGGATTTTTATACTGGCGCAAAGGGGAAGCTTGATGGATACTGGTCATGTCCGACATGCCAAGCCCAAGTAAAGGAAGTTGCTGCATATGAGAAACTAGATCAGGAAAATCAAGAGTATTTGAAAAATAATAATTTGAAGTAAGGAACAGTTTCTTTCAGGGTCTGTGTCGAGAAATCGGGACAGACTTTTTTTTCGTGCTCCAATACGCGTAATTTGCATCTTCTTTTATGAAAAACTTTATATTTTAGGAGGATTTGATATGAGCAAAAACATAATGAAAGAATTTCGCAGGGAACAGAAGAAACGAGAATTCAAAGAAAAGGTTAGTTCGAAAATCCAGAGTGGAAAGGAATGGTTTAGCAGGAACAGAGAGACAGTGATTGCTTTTACGCCAATTGTAATAGGTTGTGTGACGACTGCAACGAAAGTCGTAGGCAAACGTATCAATTTGCATAAGGAAGAGTCGCTTAAAGAAGAGTACTGTTACGACCGTTCTTTGGGACACTATTGGAGTCTTAGAAGAAAACTGACAAATAAAGAATGGCTCGAAATAGACAAGCGGAAGAAGAACGGAGAACGTTTGGCTGATATTTTAGCTGAAATGAAAGTGTTAAAGTGATTTTGAGAGTAATAGAGGCGGATTACAACACCTCTTAGCTTTTTTACGCGAAAAAATCATGCCTCTTTATGAAGAAAAGGAGGAATGATAAGATGATACTATTAACTATTTTAGCGATGATGTTATTGTTTTTGGTAATGTTTATAGTGTTCATTACGAGTGTAGTGGGTGCTGGAGCAATTATCATATTTGGAGACGTAATCGTATGTATTGTGTTTATAGTCTTTATTATCAAACGGCTTATTCGACGGAAAAAGAAATGATGAAAGATCGAGTCCTGAAACATGGACTCTTTCTTTTTGAGGTGTATTTTCCGTACGCAGGTGACGGAAATCTGTGCTATTTTGATATTTGAAAAATTTTGAGAAAATTGACCGGAGGAGGTGTATTCGATGATCAGATAAAATTCGTTCCCTCGCTAAAATAGCAAGTCCTTTTATGGAACTATTAACTTATATTAAAAAAGGAGAAACGAAATGAGCGAGAAAAAAGAAGTCAGAGAATTGTTGGAAGAGGAAATCAAGAAGGAAATCGAAGAACTTGGAAATTTTGAACAGGGTTCTAAGGAACACACGGCAGCAGTTGAAAATTTAGCAAAGCTGTACCGTCTGAAAATCGAGGAAACAAAGAATGACTGGGAAATCGATGAGAAGTATAATCGGCGTATCATGGACCAAGAGTCCAGCGAACGGGATGAACAACTCAAAAAGACACAGTCGGACGAACAAAGAAGGGAGCGATATTTTAGATGGGGTATAGATGTAGCAGGAATTGTATTGCCGCTGATGTTCTACGGAACCTGGATGCGGAAAGGATTTAAATTCGAGGAAACCGGAACGTTTACTTCGACCACATTCAGAGGATTGTTCAATTGTTTTAAACCTGGCAAGAAATAAGGGAAGTTTTGACGGAAAGGTCGTGTATAAGGCACGGTCTTTTCGTTTTTGCGAATAAATAAGAAATGTTAAAAAGATATTTCTTACTTTTATTTGCAGAAACGGTATGATATAATTAAAAAGTATGTATCATGCGCAAAACATAAAGAAAGGAAAAGGAAAAAACATATGAAAAAGAGAATAGCGATAATGATGTTCGCGGGATGTGTTTGTTTATCAGTAGTGGGATGCGGCGGGAAGAAAGAGACCGAAACCACTGCTGCTACTGTTGAAACAGTTGCGGAGACGCAGGAAACAGATACTGTAGCTACCGAAGCCACTGAGGAAACAGTGATCGCAGAAGAAAGTACAGAAGCTGAAAGTGTCGAAGAAACTCAAGAGAGCGAAACACCGGAAGAGACTGCTCAGGCTGATGTTTCGGATGATGGGGTATCTTCTGATTTTAAGGAAATGATGGATAGCTATGAAGCATTTTTTGACGAGTATATAGATTTCATGAAAGCGTACAAGGACTCGGATGATGTTTTAGGCATGGCTGCGGATTATGCCGATTACATGGTGAAGTATGCGGATTATATGAAAAAGCTCGGAGAAGTTAATACTGACGAGTTGTCTACTGCAGATGCGTTATATTTCACAGAGGTACAGACGCGTATCAATGAAAAGATGTTGGAAGTAGCAGAGTAGAGATTTTTAGACATATATTTTAATTCCTGCTTTTGAAGGAAAGACAATGGTGTAAGAAACTTATTGTGAAAAGAAAGGAGCATGAAGTATATGCCAATATTGTGGGGATTTTTAATAATTTATATTGTGACGATGGTTACGATTATAATTACTACCCATATAGAGAATAAAGGTGAGAAAAAAAACGTAACTCATATGAAAACGTGCCTATTATGCCACAAGAAGAGTTTGATGAAATTGTGAATAATTCTGCAAAAGGGATTAAACGATTGTCAGAAATTTGTACTGTTGGTTCGACAGTTGTTGGTACGGTACAAGCGCATAGCGGGTTGACAGTTTGGCATTTTAAACTTGATTTTAGCGATAGAGGACGTATAACGGGAAAGTATCGGCTTAGTTCGGATAATGAGGATTCAATAATTCCTAAATGTTTAGGAGATCGAATACAAGGAGAAATCATGAGACGGACAAAGGCGTAGTAATATTCCCATCCCCCAATATACAGAAAGGAGGCATTCGGTATGAAGAAAGATGAATATGACAAGATTTATGGCTATGACGAAGAAGACAGCAGGAGCTATGAAGAATCAGAAGGGTTCTGTTTGTATGAGTTGGATCATGACTATGACGACGTTTACGATGAGGACGGAGATGGCGTGTATTGTGATTTATGTAACAGCGAAATAGGCTGGAAAGATGGTCAATACATATGCACTGGCTGCGGACGTGTGATTGATAGAGATGTTTTTTTCAATTACATCGGAGCTGAACCGCCTGGAAACGAATGTGCTACTTGTAATAATTTATATCCCGGATGTCTCGTCTGTCCGCATGGATACGTACAGGATGATTAACATGTACATTATGCATTATAAATAATATGTACAAATGGGAAGAGTCCTGTACGGGGCTCTTTCTTTTATTGGAGGAATTATGCGATATCATTATGAAAAACCGACGATATACCTGTCGATGTATGGAAAACTTTATATTTGTAACCATCCGGTCTATAGCAGATGTACCTTGTATCAGATAAACAGTAAAGGATTGGCAGTGATTCAGCAAAGATTTAATCAGGCCGAGAAGACTACAACATGGGGAGAGATAGATGAATGGCTGACAGACGATATTTATCTTCATCCAAGGTTCAAAGCATATTTTGACAAGCGTGCGGGAGTATGTAAAGATGGGTTATATCCGACAGTAACTGTACGGCAGATCATGTGGGCATTGAAAATGAAGCCTATTCCAAGAGAGCGCTGGGAAACAGTATTTGACAGACAAGATATTTAATGTAAAAAGAGTAATTTTTCATGGAAACGGAGTCCTGACAAGGGCTCTTTTCCTTTTGCGCAAAATTTACAAGGTATGTTATGGAAAACAATAAAACTTAGCATTGAAAGGGGTACGATTATGAATATACCTAAAATTGTTGCGAAAATGAGATTTTGTTATCATGCAAATTTACTCGATGTTAATAACGTGTTGAATCAACTACACTTATTATCAGATGAGAAGGCTGAAAGGAATAACAAAAAACATACGATGACGATTGTTATGGATATTTTACCACAGCTTGGATATGACATAAGTAAATTATTTGAAGAAGATTGATAAGCAAGCGGAGACCTGTAACAAGGTCTCTTAGCTTTTCATCATGAAAAATGAAAGGAGTGGGCGGCATGAGTTTAAAAAGAAATGTTTATCGATTTAAGTTTTACATGAGAAACAAGTCTCCGGCGATACTTACAGGAATCGGGGTAATCGGAGTAGTGGTGACTGTCGCTACGGCAGTAAAGGCCACGCCAAAAGCGTTGCGTGTTTTACAGGAGGCAGAAAAGACGAAAGGCGAAGAGCTTACCGGTTTAGAGGTGGTGGAACAAATCGGAGCAGTTTATATGCCAACTGCCATAATTGGCGCGGTTACCATTTCTTGTATATTGGGAGCAAATGCCATGAATAAAAGACGACAGGCATCTATCACGAGCGCTTTATATTTTACGGAAAAAGCTTTTAAGGAGTATAAGAAAAAGGCAAAGGATGTTTTCGGTGCAGAAGCGGATAACCAGATAATGGACGCACTGGCAGAAGAACGATACAAAGAAAATGATATTATGGTATCGAACGGAAAGCAGCTCTTTTTTGAAGAATATTCTGGACGTTTTTTCGAAAGTACAGAAGAGGATGTTGTACTGGCAGAATACCATTTTAATCGAAATTTCGTACTTAGAGGGTATGCAGAATTAAATGAGTTATATGAATTTCTGAATCTTTCGCCTACAGAATCAGGGGCAGTTTTGGGGTGGTCGATTGGAGCAGGTGAAGTGTTCTATGGGTATCAATGGATTGACTTTGAACATAGAAAGGTTATCCGAGAGGATGGCGCCGAGTATTATGCGATTACGATGCCGTTTATACCGACTGCCGACTATATGGATTACTGATTTACGCAAAATTTGCAAGGCATGTTATGGAAAGGAGGTAAATGCTTTATGAATGTAAGAAAGATTTTAAGTGTTGTTGCAATCATCGTACCTACTGTTATTGCTACAGTAATTACAGAATGGAGAACAGACAAAGAAATCGAAGAAAGAGTGAATGAAGCGATTGCTCAAAGAGAAAAGGAGTCCTAACAAGGGCTCTTTTGTTTTTGAAAGGGACAGTATGAACGAGAAAACAATACTACTGATACAAGAATGCATACAGGAGATGCATAACTTTGATATTCGGTGGAGGAAAACTGATTTTAAGCAATTAAGTTATTCAAGGTGGGCGGCGGAAGAGATTTTAAGAGAGATTGAAAGAGAAAAATCCATGCCGCCTCTTGTAGTTATTGAAAGCTTTATACGAAAAATGGATGAATATTCGTGTATGAATGAAAAGGCAAGCTTTATATTTTCAGCGGCACACGATACTGCCGAGCACATCCTGGATTTATTATTGACACCTCACACATGAAAGGAGTAACAAATGAGCAAATTGAATTTACCAAAACTTGTCAAATCTGCAACGGCGACATTAAGTAAACATAGCCCTGAGATTCTTACCAGCATTGGTATTGCCGGAATGGTAACCACTGCTGTTATGGTCGGAATGGCGACACCCAAGGCAGTAAAATTGCTGGAGGAAGAAAAAGCGCGGCAAAACGAGGAGCTTTTATCAAAAGAGAATACGGACGATGCGAGCGAATGCCCCCCAATCACAAAACTTAAGTTTCAGGATACCGTGAAAACAACGTGGAAATGTTATCTTCCAGCCGTGGTTACAGGAGCAGTCTCCATAGGATGTTTAATTGGAGCCAGTTCAGTTAATGCGAGGAGAAACGCGGTTTTAGCCACAGCCTATAGCCTTTCTGAAACGGCGTTTTCCGAATACAAAGCAAAAGTCGGGGAGACAGTCGGGGAAAAGAAAGAAAAAACAATCAGGGATGAAATAGCAAAGGAACGTATCGCAAAAAATCCAATAAAGAGCAGCGAAGTGATTGTTACTCAAAAAGGTGAGACATTGTGTTACGATTCGCTGTCGGGCAGATATTTCAAATCGGATATAGAAAAGATTCGGAAAGCTGAGAATGAATTGAATCGAAATCTTGTCAATGAGATGTATATATCATTGAATGAGTTTTATTACGAACTTGGATTGAACAGGACAAAACTCGGAGATGATCTCGGATGGAATATAGATGACGGTTTACTTGATATATCTTTCAGTTCACAGCTTACAGAGGACGGAACGCCGTGCTTGGTGATGGATTATTGCGTTTCCCCGCGGTATGATTATCGGCGTTTCGAATAGATACGCGAAAAAAACATGCTATTTAATGAAACAGAAATATTTTTTAAAAAATCAGGAGGATTATTATCATGGAAGAAAGAGGAAACATGACAAATGAAGTAGCTATCGTTGAGGAAACAAGCGAAGGTTTTGAAATTAGCGGAGGTTTAGGCGCAATTATTGGAGGCGCATTGACACTGGCGGTTATCGTCGGGGGAAAACAGCTAAAAAAAGCGTGGACAAATCATAAAGCAAAGAAAAAACCAGATAAAGTCATCGATGGCGAAAGCAGAGATGTAGAGGATGAACCAGATAAAGATAGTATGGCCGAGGAAGAATAATAATGTTGACAAGAGGGAGTGCCTGTAACAAGGTGCTTTCTCTTTTCTTTTAGGAGGTACGGATGAATCAGTATTCATATGATGGGCCGGTTATGATATTTGGAATCTGTGTTGCAAACCACTGGAAGGGGTCTACGTACGCAAAAACTGAGCGTAAAGCCAGAAGTAATCTCGCCTATCAGTATAAAAAGAAAAATAATAAAGTTCCCGCTACGCAAATTGTTTTGCCTGGAAAAATCATGTTAGTGGGACGAAAGGAGGAGCGAGTTGGAAGATTATAAGCCGAATTCCCGGAGGTTTAGAGAGGGGAAGACAGAATCGTCCGCCGATGAGCGCAAAAGGGTGGAAAAAGTAGTTAGAGGAAAAGTGAAGTCCAGAAAAAGGAATGAAATTCGGAAATTCGCAGATGTTTTTATTCCTGAAGATATGGAGAATGTTAAATCTTATATTTTGATGGATGTGGTAGTCCCGGCCATTAAGAAAGCGATTTCCGATACCATTGATACGTTTTTGTATGGTGAGTCAGGAAGCGGAAAGAGACATTCAAGCGCATCTAAAATTTCCTACGGGAAGTATTATGATAAAAACGACCGACCTGCACATACGCCCAGAACGAGAGGACGCTATGATTATGACGATATCATTTTGGACAACCGGGGCGAGGCGGAGGAAGTTTTAATTCGGATGGACGAACTGATTGATACTTATGGGCTGGCCAGCGTTGCAGATTTGTACGATTTGGTTGGTAAGACATGTGAGTATACTGACAACAATTATGGCTGGAATGATATTCGCAGCGCGGCAGTAGTGAGAGTCCGCGACGGATATTTACTCAAATTGCCAAGAGCGTTACCGTTAAATTAAAGGATAAAAAAATATATAAAGGAGAGTAATTGAAATGAAAAATTTTAAAATTATGAACAGTGTAAAAAGAAGCATCAGTAAGGCAGGGTTCGGGATTAAAAAGCATAGTCCGGAGATTTTAGTTGTAGCAGGGGTTGCCGGAGTGGTAGTAAGCGCTGTTATGGCGTGCAAAGCTACCTTAAAGGTGAACGAGATTCTGGATGAATCCAAAGAAACAATTGATTCGATTCACGAGTGCGCTGAAAATCCTGATATGAAAGAGAAATATACAGAAGAAGACACCAAAAAAGATTTGACTACAGTATATGTGCATACGGGGTTAAAATTGGCAAAGCTTTATGCTCCATCTGTTATCGTGGGCGTTATGTCCATTGGGGGGATTGTGGCATCAAATAGAATTCTTCGCAAAAGGAACGTGGCTCTGGCAGCAGCTTATACGGCCGTTGATAGGGGATATAAAGAGTATCGGGGGCGCGTAGTAGAGCGTTTCGGAAAGGAAGTCGACCATGAGTTACGCCATAATATCAAAGCGAAAGAGATTGTGGAAACGGTGACGGACGAAAAAGGGAAAGAAAAAAGCGTTAAGAAAACAATAAACGTAGCCGACCCAAATGTTCGCAGCGATTATGCGGCATATTTCATGAAAGGGAATCCCTACTGGGAATCAACTTCCGATTATAACGAAATGTTTCTTAGGGCACAGCAGAATTACGCGAACGATATGCTTATTGCGCAGGGACATTTAACTTTGAACGAGGTGCGAAAAAGTCTTGGTTTGGAAGAGACGAAAGCGGGCATGGTCGTTGGCTGGATTTACAATCCTAAGAATCCGGTGGGCGATAATTTCGTTGATTTCGATATCAGGGAAGTATATTTAAAGGACGAGAACACGGGAACATACGACGTTGCATATTCGTTAGACTTTAATGTAGACGGAAATATTTACGATAAAATGTAAAAAAAAGCATCCTCAGTTCTTTATATTTCTGGGACTGAGGATTTTGACGAAAGGAGAACATTATGACAGGTAGAGAACTTATTATTTATATTTTAGAGAACGGTCTGGAAGATACGCCAGTATATGAAGATGGACGAATCATGGGAATGATGACTGAAGGAGAGGCCGCGGAGAAGTTCGGCGTTGGCGTTGCTGTATTGAAAGCGTGGGTAAAGGAAGGAATGCTTAGCGGGATTACGATTGGACAAGAGGTTTATATTCCGAAAAATGCAAAGAATCCCAAAGACTTTATACATGGGAGAAGAGAATGCATTAGGAGGGATTCGTATGTATAGGACATTACAGGTGCTTGCGATGCCTTTGGTTGGGGTGTGCATAGGGGCTTCGGTAGTTCCAGATACGGAATCCGACATCTTGCTTCCGGGAACCGTCGTAGAAGAAAAAGCTATATTTTCGGAAGCAGATGTAGAGTTGATGGCGTTGGTAACTATGGCGGAAGCAGAAGGTGAGTGCGAAGAAGGAAAACGTCTGGTCATCGATACGGTACTTAACCGGGTGGATTCTGAGTATTTTCCAGATACCGTTTATAAAGTCGTTTATCAGGAAAATCAATTTTCATCCATGTGGAACGGAAGAGTTGAACGGGTAATGGCAACTGAAGAACTGTGCCAGATGGTGGAAGAGGAGATAGAATCCAGAACAAACACTGACGTTATATTTTTCAACGCGGAGCATTACAGCGAATACGGAGAGCCATTGTTTCAGGTGGGCAATCATTATTTTTCGAGCTATTAAGAGAGAGGAGCGGTTTTATGAATAGTGGGGCAGCATTTATATCTTACACATTAGCGGCCATGGCTGGTATATGTTTTATCAAAGGACTCGTTGTTTTATCTGGCAGAAAGGATGTCTAAAATATGAATGAGTTTGAAAATATGGCATTAACGATTGAATATACGCTGGATAGTATTCGGAAGCGGCATATAGTGGGAGGCTTTTTATTAAGCGTCTCCCTGTTTTTTGGCGGTTTGGCGTTTACGGTCATGACGATTAAGGATGAGGAGAATGAAGATGAGTAGCAAAGTGATGAATACAGTGATATTTGCAGTAGGAGCGGCGGTTGGTTCAGCAGTAACCTGGAAATTAGTAAAAGACAAATATGAAAAGTTGGCACAGGAAGAGATCGATTCTGTAAAAGAAGTATTTTCTAAAAGAAAATCTGAGACCGAGAGTCAGGACGAAACGGAAGAACCGGAGACAGGTAAAGATGTGATGTCTAAAGATTCTACAATTGTAGAATATGCGGATTTGTTAAGAAAGCAGGGGTATAACAACAACTTGAATAAAAAGGGAAAGGAAAAGGAGAGTGACGAAATGAAAGAACCTTATGTAATCACGCCGGATGAGTTTGTCGATGGAGAAGAGTATGAGAAGATAACTTTAATTTATTACGCAGATAATGTTCTGGCTGACGAGGACGATGATCTTGTGAACAATGTGGAGGATATTATCGGCGATGCTTTGAGTCACTTCGGCGAGTATGAAGAGGACGCGGTATATGTGAGAAATGAGCAATTAAGAGCCGAATATGAGATTCTCAAGGATTTGAGGACATACGCGGAAGTCTGCGGCTATAACGTCTATGGTTCGGATTTGGAGGGAAAATGACACAGAATGACGTAAAGAATCAATATTTTGAATGGATGGTGCATCTAGTGTGCAATGAAATGCCTGAAAAGCAGAAGTCTTATCGAAAACTTTTGATGCGTTTACATAATATCGAATTCCGATATTCTCTTGCTATGGATGGTAATAGAGAAGAGGATGGAATAGACCTTAGATATCGGTTTGCCGATGTCTATAGCATTCATGATATTATGATGTACTTGAATTTTCCGTGCACAGTATTTGAAATGATGGTCGCGTTGTCGCATCGTTGCGAAGAGAATATTATGGGTTCACCGGAAGCCGGGGACAGAACTGGGCATTGGTTCTGGGGAATGGTTAAAAATCTTGGACTTAGCAGCATGAAGGATTCCCGTTTTGAAAAGAGATTTGTTGATGAAAAAATCGAACGTTTTTTGAAACGGGAGTACAAATCAAATGGTGACGGGGGCTTATTTACAGTCAAAAAGTGTAAATGCGATTTGCGTAAGGTGGAGATTTGGTACCAGATGTGCTGGTATCTGGACGGCATTTTATAGAAAGGGGAATAGATATGGAATGATTGATTTCTTGATGATTTCTACGCGTAGCACAAAGCGCGGGGTAATCGAAATCTATCCAAAATTCATTATTAAGAAGAGTGCTGATTTGATGATTCGGGGAGGCGATTTCTATGCCGTATGGGTGGAAGAGCGGGGCTTATGGTCGACTGACGAACAAGATGCACTACAGCTTATTGACCAGGCGCTTGACCAATACGCAAAAGAAAACAGGGAGAAGTTTGAGTCGGATATACGGGTTTTACATATGTGGGATTCAGAAACGGGAATGATTGATTCATGGCATAAATATTGTCAAAAACAGATGAGAGACTCCTTTCATATGCTGGATGAAAAACTTATATTTTCCAATACTAAAACAAGTAAAAAAGATTACGCCAGTAAAAAGCTGAATTATCCGCTTGAAGCTGGCGATTTCTCTGCTTATGAAAAGCTTATAGCTACTTTGTATTCTCCAGAAGAACGGCACAAAATAGAGTGGGCGATTGGCTCTATTGTGTCGGGCGAATCAAAGAGGCTACAGAAATTCATGGTTTTGTATGGAGCTGCCGGAACAGGAAAATCTACAGTGATAAATATTATACAGCAATTGTTTGAAGGATATTGTTCTGTCTTTGATGCGAAAGCGCTTGGAACATCAGGCAATGTATTCGCTCTTGAATCATTTAAGACCAACCCTCTTGTGGCAATTCAGCACGACGGCGATTTATCAAAAATTGAGGATAATACAAGATTGAACAGTCTGGTTTCGCATGAACTTATGACCGTGAATGAAAAGTTTAAATCCACATATTCTAATCGTTTCAAATGCTTTTTGTTTGTGGGAACAAATAAGCCAGTGAAGATTACAGATGCCAAATCAGGACTCATACGAAGGCTTATAGACGTATCTCCGTCAGGGAATAAAGTAGAGCCGCAAGAGTACGAAACGCTTGTGAAACGTATAGAATTTGAGACTGGCGCTATCGCTTATCATTGCAGAGAAGTATATTTGAGCAATCCGGGGGAATACGATACGTATATTCCAGTGGCGATGCTTGGGGCTTCCAACGATTTTTACAATTTCGTTGAGGATTCTTATTATGTTTTCAAAAAAGAAGATGGAGTGAGTTTAAATGCCGCATGGGAAATGTATAAGACGTATTGCGACGAAGCGAAAGTGCCGTATCCGTACAGCAAACGCGTCTTTGCAGAGGAGCTTAAGAACTATTTCTGGGAATGGGAAAACAGGCATCGGTTTGACGATGGAACCCGCACACGGAGTTATTATAGCGGGTTTCGTGCCGATAGGTTCGAAAAAGAGACCGACGTTTCAGAAGAGAAAAAAGAGATTAAGCTTATTGAGTTTGCTTGCACGGAATCATTGTTTGATAAAGTATGTGCGGAATGCCCGGCTCAGTACGCGACTTCAAAAGAAACTCCGTCCATGAAATGGGACGAGGTTACCTCAAAACTATCGGAACTTGACACATCTAAGACACACTATGTAAAAGTCCCAGAGAATCATATCGTTATAGATTTTGATATTCTTGATGAAGAAGGAAATAAATCTTTTGAGAAAAATGTAGAAGCGGCGAGTAAATGGCCCCCCACATATGCAGAGTTGAGTAAAAGTGGCAGCGGCGTACACCTGCATTATATTTATACGGGAGATGTTTCAGAATTGAGCAGAATCTATGATGAACATATAGAAGTTAAAGTGTTCAAAGGAAAAAGTTCATTGAGACGCAAATTGTCCAGATGTAATAATTTACCAATCGCGTCCATTAGTTCTGGGTTACCAGTAAAAAAGGAGGGCAAAATGATTAATCTAAATGTTGTCAAAAGTGAAAAAGGGCTTAGGACACAGATTAAGAGGAACTTGAATAAAGAGATACATCCGGGGACGAAACCGAGCATTGATTTCATCTATAAAATACTTGAAGACGCTTATGCGAGTGACTTGAAGTATGATGTTACTGATATGCGCAATGCCATTTTAGCATTTGCGGCTAATAGCACACATCAGGCTGACTACTGTATCAAATTGGTGAATAAAATGCAGTTCAAATCTGCCGACTCGTCGGAAGGAGTTGATAACAAAGATGCTAAACTGGTCTTTTATGATATTGAAGTTTTTCCAAATCTGTTTCTAGTAAACTGGAAGATTGAAGGAGATGGAAAGCCCGTTGTGCGGATGATTAATCCGACACCTGCTGAGATAGAAGACCTTATGCGGTTCCGGCTTGTCGGGTTCAATTGTCGCCGATATGATAATCATATTTTGTATGCGAGGCTTATGGGTTATACAAATGAGCAGCTTTATAATTTGTCGCAAAAAATTATTGGCGGGAGCGCAAATTGCTTTTTTGGAGAAGCATATAACGTATCGTATACGGACGTTTACGATTTCTCCAGCAAAAAGCAGTCTTTGAAGAAATTTGAAATTGAGCTTGGTATCCATCATCAGGAGTTAGGATTACCGTGGGACAAACCTGTGCCGGAGGAGCTTTGGACAAAAGTTGCAGAGTATTGTGATAACGATGTTCTGGCTACCGAAGCAGTGTTTAATGCCCGCAAGTCGGACTTTACAGCGAGGCAGATATTAGCAGATGTAGCGGGAATGACGGTAAACGATACAACAAATTCTTTGACGCAGCGGATTATATTTGGCGGAAACAGAAAACCTCAGACGCAATTTAATTATCGATTTATGGGAATTGAGGAATTGCCGTTTGGACATGATGAAGATGATTTTTATAATCTGTTTGATGCTTCAGGACGACCGGAATTTCCGGGGTATAAGTTCGAATGTGGCAAATCAACTTATAGAGGTGAAGAGGTCGGTGAGGGTGGTTATGTTTATTCCGAACCTGGAATCTATGGGAATGTGGCGTTGCTTGATATTGCATCCATGCATCCGAGCAGTATTGTTGCAGAGAATCTTTTTGGAGATGAGTATACACAGCGCTTTAAAGAAATTTTGGACGCCCGTATCGCTATCAAACATAAAGATTTTGATAAAGCGAGAAAGATGCTGGGCGGAAAATTGGAAAAATATTTGACAGATGAGGAAGCCGCATCCGATTTAGCACAGGCTCTGAAGATTGCAATCAATTCTGTCTACGGTCTTACTTCGGCAAGCTTTGAAAATCCTTTCCGCGATCCGAGAAACAAAGATAATATCGTGGCAAAACGAGGGGCGCTGTTCATGATTAACCTCAAACATGAAGTACAGGAACATGGTTTTACCGTTGCTCATATTAAAACTGACTCTATAAAGATTCCAGATGCGACGCCAGAAATTATTCAGTTTGTCATGGATTTTGGCAAACGGTATGGATACACATTTGAACATGAGGCGACTTATGACAGGATGTGCCTGGTGAACGATGCCGTTTACATTGCAAAATATAAAGACGGTAAGCACGCAGGTGAATGGACTGCTACCGGAACGCAATTTGCTGTTCCCTATGTATTCAAAAAGCTGTTTAGCAAAGAAGAAATCACATTCGATGATATGTGCGAAACGAAATCTGTGAATACGGCTTTATATTTGGATATGAACGAAGAATTGCCGGATGTGGCAGAGCATGAAAAAGCCTTTGCTAAAGTAGAAAGCAACTATAAAAAAGGATTGCTTTCCGATACAACTTTTGAAACAACTTGTCAGGAGTTGAAAGATAGGATTATGGAAGGTCATAACTATCGTTTCGTTGGGAAAGTTGGACAGTTTTGCCCGATAAAAGAAGGATACGGCGGCGGTCTTTTGATGAGAGAGAAAGATGGAAAATATTATGCCGCTACTGGAAGTAAAGGGTATCGCTGGCTGGAGGCTGAGATGGTTAAGGAACTCGGTAAGCAGGCGGATATTGACGAGCAGTATTATATTTCTATGGTTGACGAAGCTGTTGTAACAATATCTAAATATGGTGATTTTGAGCGGTTTGTATCTGAGGGTACAGACGAATCGGATTTTATGAATATTCCAGAAAATGTGGATGAGGAAATTCCATTTTAGGTGAGAGAATCTTTTTGGAGTATGTCTACTTTGAGTTTAAGATTTTCAATTTTGCTTATGGTCAGTTCCTTCTTAATAATAAGTAATGCGATACTTATAGTTACGTTCGCGAAAAATACAAGTTCTATAATAAAAGGATGGTGATAAAAATGAAAATCATAGAAGGTGTCAAATTTGGGATAAAGCTTTACATTGGCTATATCGGTATGGAAACGCTAGTATATATGATGTCTAATCCTAAAAAAGTATGCGATAAGTTTTCTAAAAGAGCAAAACATGTAAAGCACTGAACACCAGTGTCTTTTTATTTATTTTTTTAAGAAAAGGAGAAAAAACTATGTCTAATAATTTAATCATTGAAAATGCACGTATTATTTTTCGCAATTTTGCAGGGAGAGAAACAAAGTATAATCGTGCGGGAAATCGTAATTTCTGCGTTATCATCGATGACGCGGAGCAGGCACAGAGGCTGGCGGAAGATGGATGGAATGTCCGAATTCTTGCGCCACGCGAAGAAGGAGACGAGCCGAGACATTATATTCAGGTAGCGGTATCATTCAATAATATTCCGCCAAAGATCTTTATGGTTACAAGAAAAATGAAAACTGCTCTGGACGAGGAGTCAATCGATGCGCTTGACTATGCGGAAATTAGTAATGTGGATTTGACGATTCGTCCATACAACTGGGAAGTTAATGGTAAAACGGGTATTAAAGCATACGTAAAGACTATGTATGTTGTCATTGAGGAAGATGAGTTTGCTCAAAAATATGCAGAAGAAGAGTATTCGGACGAGGGATCTTGTTAGAATTCATTGAAGAGAGACAATATTTATACATTAATACAATTTTGGCGAAGGGGGAAAAGAATATGGACAATATATTTACATCTTTAAACATGATTCAGAAGGGACTGAAAGATGAAGACTGGCGTGTCAGAGCAGCAGCAATGGAAGCGTGTCAGGGAAGAGAAATACCGCTTGATGTGATTCAGAAGGGACTGAAAGATGAAGACTGCGATGTCAGAGCAGCAGCAATGGAAGCGTGTCAGGGAAGAGAAATACCGCTTGATGTGATTCAGAAGGGACTGAAAGATG